GCCAGGCGTGGTTCGTGTTCGGGCGTGGACACGACCACAATGAGGCGCTCGATCACATCTGCGTACTGGGTGTGACCAAGGTACCAGGTCATTTGGTCGTACACGTACTCCCAGTCGTCAAGTGAACCCTGTGCTTGCACATCCAAGAAGGCATGTCCGGGTTCGTGGGTCTCGAGATACTTTGCTACGTGGTGCACTTTGTCCTCCTGTTTGGACTGAGTATGGGGTTGGAAGTCGATAATATATATATCACGTAAAACATGATACTAAAATCAATAATGAAAAATTGAAGTTATTATTATTATTATAATTAATACTGCTAGGAAATTATTATTTTCCTAATAATAATAACTCAATAACTGCCTTCTTTCTTTATAACCGTGTTTCTCGTGATATATATATTTTGGACGCCCTCCCGGACGTTCAAGTACGTGCCAACTACTGCAGATCATCCACGTCTTTCTCGTACACCTCTCGCAGAAACTTGTCGAACTGCTCCTGCGTGATCCAGTCGTAGGCGAGTGCTCGCACCAGACTCTCGCGAGACGCGGTCTGATACGCCTCCAACGCGGGAGACGTCAGCGGTTTCGACTTCGCCGGGCGCAGTGGTTCGGGCGGGATCACGCACGGTACTTCGACCGTGCTCTCATCCACCGTCCACGTCACGCGGACCTTATCACCCGACCGCTCTGCGACTGCCACGATGACTCCGTCTACCTCTGCATAAGCGCAGTCGACACTCGGATTGGTAAAGACGTCACTGACTGCACTCAATACTGTCTTCACTGTGTAGTGCAGACAGTAGTCATTATTGCAGACCATCTCAACCTTCACCTACCACCTCCATTACCGACTATCAAAAACGTGTCCGTGCGGCAGAAACAGAACAAGCGGTGGTACATCATTGTACCACCGCTCGTTCTACTACTTCACGCCGAACTTCTTGCGCGCCTCCGCGAGTGCGGTCTCGTTGCGGGCCTTCGCGACCGCGCGTTCGTCCACAATCTCGATACCGTTGTCTTTGCAGAACTTGTCGAACATCTGCACCTTGGACTGCGGTACACGCGCCACGCGCCGGGTGATGTCACCTTTGGACTTGGTCGTGGTCGAGGTCTTGGACGCGCGTGCCTCCAGGTAGGACTTGCACCCCGCCTCTGTCGGCACGACTGCGCCGGTCCTGATGAGTGTCCGGGCGTAATCGACCGAATTGATCCCAATACGCACCGCCACCTCTGCCGCCGTCAAAGTACCGTTCACAACAGACTTGGTTGTCATAATCACGTGCCTCCAAACACGTGTTGCATTGTATTGCGCGCGTTGTGTCGCGCGCGTGCGTGCTGTGCAATTACAACACGTTCACGCGCGCGTAATGGGCGCACGCGTTGTGTCGCGCGCGCGCGTTGCGTACGCGCGCGTGACACAACATACAATACGCATATACAGTTTGTAATGTTCACGATACACAACATATCGTGATATTATTATATCACGATACAATCGAATTGTCAAACGTATATCACGCGCGCGCGACACGCGCGACACGCACCGACGCACCCACACATTACGCACACACGCGGGAACCGGGTGCAGAAGGGTACGGTGGACTAGGGGGGGACAGGCTGGCAGGTACGGTGGACTAGAGAGCGCTTAGTAGGGTAAAAATTCTCCCAACTCCCTCCCCCTCTCTCCCTCCCCATCTCTCTCCCTCCCGCGCCCAAGTATTGTTAACAAATTAAATCACAGGAAATCTAACTTGACACGTCAAGGCAAGTATGGTATAATAATACCAGAGGTTTCTGTGTATGTCAACCGCTCTCCAAGACACTATCCGAGACAGTCTGGTCGAGACTGGTGGCAACGTGCGCGCCACCGCCATGAGACTGGGTGTCTCTGAGGAGTATGTTCGTCAGCAGAAGGAGGTCGTACCGGCTCCTGGCCCTGTGCCGACGAACCCAGCCGTATACCGGCTCTTGGACTCTACGGTCAAGTCTCTGCAGGCATCAGTCGACGCCGCAGAACTAACAGGTAACCAACTGGTCAGACTGCTCGGTCTGCTGCTCGACTACGACGCGCGTGTGCAGACCATGTCCCGGCCGCTCATGTCTGTGAACAACACTACTCAGACAGTTAACATGTTGGTCCAGCGCATGGACTCACTGACGACCGAGGAACTAAAAAGTCTGGCCCGTGCCAAGCCGCAGATTGAAACGCACGTACAGGTGATTGACGTTGATGTTTAACGAAGATCTCACTCAGGCTCAGGCAGTACAACTGGCCGCTCGTGCAGCACTGGCGAGACGGAGCCTTTTGGACTACTGTTGCTTGATCAATCCGAAGTACAAAACGCCGCCGCACATCAGAATGGCAGCGGAGCACTTCGAGGCGGTCGAGCGGGGTGAGATTCTGCGTCTGATGGTGTTCATGCCACCACGCCATGGTAAGTCGGAACTTTATAGTGGCATGGCACCATCGTGGTTCATTGGGCGGGACCCAGACCGGAAGGTCATTCTAACCAGTTACGCGGCCACACTCGCGGAGACGTTCTCGATACAGAACAGAGACACGATCCAGTACAATCCGATGTGGCCTGTCATTTTTCCAACGGTGACTATTTCGCCTACAGTCAGAGCGGTCGACAAGTGGGCGGTCACCGGTCAGCGTGAGAGTCTACTCGCAGCCGGCGTAGGTGGGCCGGTCACGGGCTTCGGTGCTCACCTGCTCATTATCGACGACCCTGTCAAGAACTACGAAGAGGCGTGCTCGAAGGCAAACCAGGAGAAGCAGTTCAACTGGTACAAGACCACAGCACGCACGCGGTTGCAGCCGGGGGCGGCGATCATCATTATCATGACCAGGTGGGTGGAGGACGACCTAGCAGGAAGGATTCTGGACAGTGAAGAGGGAAGTGACTTCACCATACTACACCTCCCGGCCAGGAGCTTGGGCGTTGAGAGCGATTACCCGACGGGGGTTCCTAGTGAAATCGCCGAGAGCACGGCGTTCCCGGACGCGCTCGGGCGCCGTAAGGATGAGCCGCTATGGAAGGAGATGGGCTTCGACACAGCCTTTCTCGATAGTGCTCAGAGATCCATGCTCCACGACTTCCACGGTCTCTACCAGGGAATGCCGAGCACCCCTGCTGGTGAGAAGTTCAGACGGACTGACTTTCAGGTTGCTCCAGCGCCGGCAGAGTGGGAGTTGCTCAGGCGCGCACGGTCGTGGGACCTCGCCTGGACGGAGAGTACTGAAGCGGACTGGACGGTCGGACTACTCGCTTCTCTGTGGGTTCACGACGAAGACTGGCTTGTGCACATCGACGATATTGTCCGAGCGCGTACAGAGGACCCCGCAGGGCTCATACTGGAAACCGCGGGAGCAGACGGCTCTGAGGTAGAGGTTGTGATGGAGACGGTCGCGCTCCAGTCGAAGGCTTTCAGGAGCGTCCGGCGGGACGAGCGCATGTGGAAGCACCGCATGACCGGCGTTCGGCCGCACGTCGATAAGCTGATACGCGCCCAGCCTGCTATGAGGCTCTCACGCGGTGGGCGTGTGTATGTAGAGCAGGCTGGCTGGACGAAGGACTTTTTGGATGAGTTAGGGGTGTTCCCGAACGGCCGCTACGACGACCAGGTGGATGGCTACACGCAGTTAATCAACCACTGGCAGACAGTTCTGGACGCGCTGCTGTGGAAGAAAAAGGTGGCCCGTGCCGTCCCGAAGCCGCGTGACATACCGTTTGAGTTTCGAGTAGTACAACCTAAAGCCCGTGATGGGCTCGTATGGCAGGTGAGAGGAGTGTACCGTGGACCCAGCAATGATGGGGATGGCAGGGCCGGGGGCAGGGCTAGCAGATTCACCGTTGCCCGAGGAGATGGCTCCAGTCGATCCGATCGAAGAGATGAGGAGCCGGTTGGACAGCCTGGAGGCGCGTCTGAGTGCTCTTGAGGGGAGTTCACCTCTGGGAGCTGAGCCGAAGCCGTCGAGCGTGGCTGGTATGGGTATGGAAGCCGGTGGCCCTGTTGGGCCGTTCAAACGACGGACGCCACCTCCGCCTCCTGCGAGGAGATAACATGGCCCTGCCAAAGTCCGTGAGTGACATAAAAGAGAGGGTGCAGGAAGCGCGGAACATCTACCGGGACCGTGACCAGTTGGTACTTCTCACTCGAGAGATGTACCGGATGGTGAAGGACCGGAAGTCGACCTTCCTGGGTACCTCTGAGTGGAGGAGCAGTGTCCATGAAGACTACTGGCAGTCTTCGAGTCGGCCGCACAACGCAGTAGATGTAGCCACAGCGGTGCTCGCAGGACATCCACCACAGTACAAGGTGACCGAGCCTGGAGCGGTCGGCACTTCTGTATGCTCACGGGCGGAAAAGTTTTTGCACGGCGTGTGGCGGGCCAACAGTCGGATGCAGCACTATGACTTGTACCGCCGCCTGATCCACCGGACTGTGCTAGACGGAGCCGCGGGCATCCGGGTGACCTGGAACGTGATGGCACCGGATCCGATGATCATCGAAGATGAAGAGGGGTATCCGGTAGCATACTACCCACGCAACAAGGTTCCTATTGACATCCGGATTGTGAAGTGGGATCAGTTGTATCCTATGGGGCACCCCACCCATGACACTCCGTTCAGTGAACTCCTGCAGGTGAGTGCCAGGACGCTGGAGAGTGTCAAGGAAGAGTGGGAAGAGATCGAAGGTGCGAAGATCCCCAAGGTGAAACTGGACCGCAACCAGACGGGTGAGTACATAGAGTGGTGGGGGTACGAGGACGGTGAGGTCCACTACATGGTGACGTTCGAGAATGAGGTCGTCATTCCGAACAAGCCGGTCCCCTATAGAAGGATCCCCTACATCATCAGCACCTTCAAGGAAGAGGATGAGGACGATAAGGTGTTCGGCCGCGTGCCGTTCCTCTACCCTGTTATCCCTGCTACCGAAAAAGAGGAGTACCTGCGAAGCCGGATGTTCCGCCAGTTGGACATGATTCTGAACATGCTTCCCTACCATACTGGTGGCACTCCTACAGGGATCTCTGGTCAGTGGGGTGAGGTCCTGGAGTTCCCGGACGACAAGGAGAAGATCGCCTACCCGATGCCACCTCCGAGCACACCGGATGCCTGGAAAGTCTTGGAGGACACTATTCGGCAGCAGAGTCAGGGGACGTTCTCAGAGACCATGTTTGGTGAGGTCAGCACGCGCATGAGTGGCTATGGCCTCTCCCAACTGATCGGCGCGGATACTCTGCGGACTGACACGCCGCGTGCTAACCTGGAGTTGACCTTCTCTGCCGTGGGTGATCTGATCTTCGACATGCTTCGGTGGTTCTCACCTGGCCACCGTATAGCGGTTACCATCCGGTCCAAGCAGGGGGAGATTGCTGCCAAGTTGGCAGGCTTCGAGACCGAGACTCTGGTGCTCGAGACCTTCCTCAAGCCGAAGCAGTCGAGTGATGAGGTCCGGCTGGCTACCGTCGGTGCTCAACTGTCAGCGCTGCCACAGCGTCCAGTGTCGATGGCGTACATACTGGAGAACTACTTCGGCATAGCCCAGCCGGAGGATGAGATCCATGCGGTACTTCAGGACGAGGCGCTGCGTGATCCTCTGGTCCGGCTGATTGCCATGGCCGAGACCCTGAAAGATGCTGATAGTCCCTACATGCCGCTCATCGCCATGCAGGTCATGATGGCTCTGCAAAAAGTCACTGCAAGTGGGGCACCAGGGACGATTCCAGGTATGGGAATGGGGATGCCTCAAGCGGCTCTCGGGAACCCTACACAGGGACCTGAGCCCGGCGAGGTTGGAATGACACCTGAGGCCGCTATGTATGGTGGCCCTAGAGGAGAGTAACATGGTACAACTGAGACCTCCTGCAGCACCAAGTTATAGCGCCCCTCGGTCCGGCCCGCCACCCGAGGAACAGCAGGGTCCACCGTCGGGGGCTCAGCAGACCGGGCGGTCTGTTGGGACTGGAATGGGTCTGGTGGGGACCTTCTTGAAGGCGATTGGCACGGAGATGATGAAGCAAGGCCTTCTGGAGGCTGGTACCCTAGGTGCCCGGACTGCTTCAGATCTTGGGGGTGCTGCCCAAGATTGGGGTGTAGGTGCTGCGCGTCTTGGCAGCACCGCGGGGCAGTTTGTCCAGGGAGTCGGAGCAGGGCTGAATCCACCACCTGCAGCCTCTACAACCGCTCATAGGGTGCTGCAGGCTCAACCCCAGCCGCTTGCCTACCAGGCCCGGCAGTACACCCCGGGTGCGGGTGGGAACTCCCCACAGGCGGCAGGTACTGGGATAGGGAATCCGGGAGGCAGCCGACCTTCTGATCTCGGCACTCAGGGGATGGTCGTCGGAACTATCCAGTCAGGTCCCTTCCAGCCTGGATGGTCCAACCCAGCGCCGCGTACAGGGCGGCGTGTGGTCCAGCCTCAGGCCTTGGTCGGCCCACCAATGGGTGTAACCACTGGTGACCCTGGAACCGCACGGCGCGGACGGCAGGTAGGGATGACTGGGTTTGAGCCAGTACCCGAGGTTGCTCCACCACCGGCCTCAACAAGGGCCCACGATGTGGGAGGCTTTGGAACTCCTAGGTACTCTCGAGCTGGGGTGTACATTCCACCTGCGGCTGGTGGGGCTGCTCCGGCTGGCGGTGGGGGTGGGTACGGTGGCCGTGAGACGGGGGCCCCGGTTGGCGCAGGTGCAGGCACAGGCATGGGCACCGGCGGCGGGACTGGAACTGGTGGTGGTGGTACAGATACAACCGCTGCTGAAGACTCAAGTGGTGTAGATTGGGACGTGGCCAGCCAGTACTGGCAGGGTACCCAGGAGGACTTCAACAACTGGGTGTCCCAGTACAAGGTCGAGCACGGCGGAGCGAACCCGTGGGACGGGACAATGGTCGATCCCACCGAGACGCTGATCGAGAACATCGCGGCACTTCAGTGGGGGCAGCAGTTCCAACTCGCATGGGGACGGCCGCCGAACGAGAAGGAATACCAGCGAGCCTGGTACACAGACCGCTTCGGCCTGGGGCAGTATCGAAGAGCCGGACAGGCAGGCGGTGCTCTGGGTGCTGGGTGGGGGGCTGGCTTTGCTGATCGGTGGGGACCCAACGGTTGGGGAGAGCCTTGGTACAACCCTCCCAGTGGAGCGAGTGGCCGGCCAGGACCTGAGAGGATGCCCTACAGCGGACCTCAGGGGCAAGGGAGGTAGTGATGCCAGTCTTTCCTCCAACCGTGAAACCTAACTATAGACAGCCTTCGTGGGCCGTTCCGTGGGAGCCACCCAAGAAGCCCAATGTGGGGGATGTGCCGGCGAACGTTCTGTACGGTACCTACCACCTGGCGATGCCGTACCTGGACCCTGAGACCCAGAAGAGCTCAGCGTCCTGGCTGGCTACTCAGGCACCGAAGAGGTTCGGTAAGTACATGGAGCACCCATGGAGAACCTCACCTGAAGCGTCTCAGCCACAAGCGCCAGGGGAGTCTTACCTGACTGTCGACCGCCTGAACAAAGCGCTGGAAGCACTGGACCCGCGCAACGTGTTCAACACGATCACTGGCCGGCAGATAGCATCACCTGGGGCTGAAGAGCGGGCCTACAACTACTTCCAGGAGCAGGGTGGAGGCGCTCCGCTGGCCTGGTTGAGAGCCTACCTGCAGACAGCAGCAGATGCTATGCCGGATGCTCAAGGCAAGTTGAAGCCACGCTCTGTTAGGTTTGGGGCACTCTCCCACTTGCAGACTCTGGAGCAGGAAGTCCAACAGAACCAGGCGCTGCTGCCATACCTGACCCTGGCCCAGAACCTGGTGAACCCACTCCTGCAAGGGCAGGCACCCGAAGGTGGTGGAGTGGGGTATACCCGAGCGGCTCCCGTTCCGAAGTTGGAGAAGAACCCGTGGCTGACATAGTCAGTATGGTGGATGCGTACACCAAAGCACTGGGTACCTGGCAGAAGGTCTTCGGTGGGGCTAAGCCCAAACCACCGAAGGTTGAAGAACTGCCAGAACCTGCTGCTATTCCGCGACTACCGGATTTCGTGGTGAGAGATTATGTCCAAGATTGGACCGCCGCCGACCGTCGATATTGAAAAAGAGCGGCCCGTGCCCCCGCCACCGCCGGCGGCTCCTACGGACAAAGTGATGCTGGTTCCTCCTCCCGGGACTGGGGGGAATGGTAATGGCGGCCTACGCCCACCGCCACCTCCCCCCAGTCCAATAACGAAGGCGAGGCTGGGACCTCCACCTGAGGACTGGACTCCTACCCGTACTGCATTGACAGCGCCGGGCAGTCCTCCTATATCTACACCCGAGACGGGGACTACTACTACCACTGCTCCTACTGCTGGTGCTGAGGGACCTCCGTCTATTCTTGGAGAAGAGGTTCCAGTAGGGACCTCGGAGACCCCAGAGTTTGAGGTCCAGCCTCCTACGGTCGTGCCTGCGGATATAGTACCCAAGCACCCACGCGACCTGGGGTTCCCGGACGTAGAGTCCAAGAACCCTCTGGAAAAGTGGGCCTACGAGGGTTGGACCCAACTAGACCAGGCCTGGTGGGGCTACATCCAGGAACATGCTACCCGACGGTGGGAGCAGTTTTTGGCTGTCAAGGATGAGCAGCGTGCCTATGAACCCATCACCCCGGCATCCTTCGGTGATGTAGTTCTTAACGTCTTGGAGCATCCTATTACGCGCAAGTTGAACGCGGCCCTTGCGCTGTGGAACGTACCCGCAGAGGCTGAGGAGGTTCTTCTCGGTAGTGCCTTCTACAACCAAGAGCGGGACTGGATGGGTGTGCGTACTCCTGCGGAGCAGCGTGCGTGGGCTGCTTCTATGTTCGTTACATACAGTGGCCCAGAGGCAAGGCGTGATCTGTACAAGAGGATCCGCGCAGAAGGGGATAACGTCACCGATGCGCGTATCGAAGAACTGGCTGCTGATGTAGTAGAAGAGTACGGCAGCATGTGGAAAGAGATGGTCGGCCAGGTGGCCTTTGACCCTCTCCAGATTGTGGACATGGTTTCTGGCTCTGTAAGCAAGTTGACAAAGTTGGCAGCGTTCGAGAGGGAAGTCACTACACTAGATCTGCGGCCTACTCAGGAGTTGAGGAAACTGTGGGTAGAAGCAGGTACTCGTGGTGGTCAGTTTAGATACGAGATCAATGCTCTGGACAAGGCCAAGGCTGCGGTGATGCCGAGGCTACCGGAGACTATGCGATACCAGGCCCTGGGTGAGGCGTCCCAGGTGGTGGAGAACGAAGCAGGCCAAGTACGCCATCTGGTTGAAGCCAGGCTGAGGAGAGCTGGTCTAGAGCGAGGTACTCCTGAGTGGGTGGAGGCGTTCAACCGGGAGTACAGCAACACCATGGGTGGTGTGATGGCCCAGTGGACACGCCTAGCAGATGACGACCCAGAGATAGTCCGCCAGGCGGCTGAGGCATTCCAGGAGACTGTTCTGGGGCGGGTGCCCTCAAGTAGGGCCGGCAGACGTGCAGCTATCATCCTCAAAGAGATGCTTGTTGATGATGAGGGTAACATTGGGGACTTGACCAAGATGCTAGACCTCGGCAAGCGCGAGGGCTGGCAGGCTGCAGAACTCGCAGATGCGTGGGGGGCCAAAGCCCAGAAGGTCATGGAAAAGCTTATTCCAGACCCTCCTGGGATGTGGGGCGCCACACGAGCAGTGCAGGCTATCTTGCGGAAGCGCCAGCCTATTGACAAAGTGTTCTCCCGCTTGTACATGGGGATGAGTATTGGCTACCCTGTCCGCAATATGATGGACAACATAGCAAGAGGCTTCCTGGAAGGGTTTGCTGATGGAGCCTCTGAAGCACGCATGCGGGCTCTCGATGAGATCGTAGGCAGCCGCGTAAGGGTAGCTCACAAGGGTATCGGACCTGCGGGTACACAGGAGCGCCCAGGGTTTACTACTCTGGGTATCTGGCTGGGTAACAAAGGGGAAGAGATCTCCTCAGCCCATATCGTCCATAGTGCTCGTGAGTTTGCTATTAAGCATCTGGCTCCAAAGGCTTTGCTCGAGGTTGAAGTTCCAGCTAGTGCCTCTGCGGAGATGCGCCACTGGCTGGATGCTCGGATGTCTAGAATCTCGAGACTCGGACCTCAGGATGTAGAAGTACTCAGAGACGAGATTATGGACTACCTGGGGCATCTGGGTGTCAAAAAGGATGCCCAGGTGACCATGCGCCCATGGGCTCAGCCGGGGTCTGACCTTGAAGAGTTGCTAGGTAATGTTCCTGGGTTACAGGAGGATATCGAACGTGCAGCACGCGAGGCTGGGTCTGACCAAAAACTGTACGTCCGCAAACTACGAGAACTACAGCGGAAGTACGGCCAGCGGGTCAAGCAAGTCACCGAGGCAGTTCAGGATGTCCCGATTGGACCTGCAAAGGGAACTATGGCAGGTACCGCTACGCGGCAGGCCGGTGCCATCATCACCAACGAGCAAGAGCTTGAGGAGCTTGCAGCTCAACTGGCAGCGCACGAGGCTAGTATCTACCGGTCCCGTGCTATGGCCATGGCCTCGGCACTCACTGGCCCCCAACCGCAACTTGCGCTGAAGCAGATCCAGGAGTTCGAGGCGAAGTGGCTCTCTACTGCCTCGGAGATAAAAGGTCGGCAGGTGGAGTTGTGGGGGAAAGCCCTCAAGGGTGATCTCACAGTTCAGGAGTACAAAGAGCAGTTGCTGAGGATGTATGCCTCAGCACACAACTTTGTGGATGATGGTTACAGTAAGGCTATTGCAGACCTCTGGTCAGGCTACAGGGTAGTCAACCAGGTGGACGAAGCAGGGCCGCTCAGTGTACTAGCCAGAGCCTTGGGTGAGGAGTTTGCTGCTATTGGCAAGTACTCAGTCAAGGTGCCAGGAGAAGAAGTTGCGGCAGATGCTTCTGTGCTGTATGCACGTCTGCAACTCCACGAGATCAAGGGGAGCCCCAGTCTAACCAACTTCCTGAAAAAGCACCATGGTAAAGGACTAGAGCAGTTCACACCTAAGGAGAGGTTTGAGCTACTCAACTCTCTCAGACAGGCTCGTGGGGCTGAACCTTTCGAGAATGGTACGGCTCTGATGGAGCACTACCGCCAGCGGGTCCGTGTGGGTGAGGCTTTGGCACGGAAGCCCTTTTTTGAGCCTATGCGTCCTGTGCCTCTGAGGCCACAGGGCTACGAAATGGGGGACGCTGAGTGGTATGGCAAGGGGGTGCTGTGGCAGCGACCTCCTACTGGGGACCCAAGCAATCTCTACTCTTGGCTTACTCCTACTACAGAGACTTTGGTAGACCATCCTAAGGCACCTGGTGGTGGTTCAGGTGCTGCATGGGAGGCCTGGTACAGGAAGCAGCCTGGGGTCACTCAGGAAGAGATGGAGTTTACTGGACTGCAGGACTATCTTGCCCTCCATAAGGGGGACAAGTTGTCCAGGGATGACATCAGGAACTTCCTAGATACTCACCGCCGGAACTTCAAGTTGGTAGGGACCTCAGGGTATAAGCCGTGGTCCCTATTCCCATCTGCTTCAGATAGCTACGAGATAGTGCTGTTTAGCCAGCCTGGTATGATAGGTTCTGCCTCCGAGGTCCACTGGGCGACCAACTCACCTGTCGTATTCCATACACGGTTCCAGAGAGTAACCGATCTTGATGGTAGAAGGTTGCTTGCTGTAGATGAAATGCAAAGTGACTGGCACCGGGCTATGGAGAGCTCCCCTCTACTCACTCCTGACCAGAAGCGTCTGGTTGAAGAGATGGGTGGACGTAACCTCCCTAATATAGCTTTAAGTCATGAAGAGATGTACGCCGCACGTGGGGTACGTATAGAGGGAGATTCCATCACAGTAGATGGTATAGGTACCCTGGGGGTGAAACGCAAAGACTCTAGGTACTGGAATCAGGATGGATTTCTACGTACAGCCCAGGCGTATGTAGCCGAGAGGATGCTCCTCCCTACACCTCCTGAACTCAAGCCCAGGGTGGTTATGTCGATAGAAATGGAGGAGCCCTTTGACATCTTCGACGCTACTATCCGGCTTACATATCCGGATGGTACGTGGAAGGATGCTAACATGTACCAACTCCATTCTATAGTATCTAGGTACTATGAGGTCTCCGGCAAGTTCAGCAAAGTCGGGTCCGCAGAGTTGTTCCCCTGGCCAGACGGTAAAGTGTCGGTGCTGAGTTACGATAATACCGGGATGCCTAGATTGCATCTTGAGAAGGTGGACCCTGACTACGCTATCAAGTTTGCAGAGGCACTCTCTCTTCTGAACAGGCTCGAGCCCGCTCCGTGGGCTGACAACGCTTGGAAGAATGTTGGTCTACGGTACCTCTTGGAGAGAGCGGCTGGTGAGGGCCTCGATGGGGTAGTTATTACCCCTGGCAGAGAGCAGGTGCTTCGCTATCTTCCCACTAGGGCTAATGGATGCACCCACGTTACCTACTACAAGACACAAGGAGACAAGTATAGGGTCGACTACGCATACCGCCCAGGGTGGGAAGATGTAGTCTTCAGGACGCTAGACTGGAAGCAGCTAACAGAGTTCCACCCAGAGGTCGACCCGACGAAGATCCAGGGGAGTACGGTATTCGACCGCCTGGAAGCAGGGGAGCGGGTCACTCTCACAATAGATGAGGTTGCTGAGGCTCTGGTCAACTCAGACTACTTCATTACCCAGCACGACACTGACCTCAAGAAGATGGCCGGTGGCCTGGAGTACCAGTACGACAGGGACATCCCAAGCAGGCTTGCCAAGATAGCCAAGAAGATGGGTATGGAAGTAGAGGACGGGATCCTCGCTGGCCCCGAGGACCTCGCCCGTCAAGGTGACCCAAACCAGTTAGTACAGTTCAAGGGGGTTTACTTCACCCCTGAGGCCAAGAGCACCCTTAAAGAAGTTAACTTCCCAATGTGGCAGACCGCTGGTCCCAGGCCAATGGCGGATCTGCTTACACCTAACGCTGAGTTGGCTTTGCGCGGAAAAACGCCGGGCCGTGCCTCAGGTGAAGTGTGGTTGAAGTGGTTCCATAACCAGCCAGGCCGGCTGGAGCGAGAACTGCGAATTAGTGGTATGGAGGACTTTCTCAAGGAAGCCAAGGGAACTCTCACCGAGGCAGAAATTCTTGAGAACATCCGGGCCCGCACAGTACGGACGGTGGCTGTCACAGTACCTACTGGACCTACTCGACGGCATGGACTGTACCTTGAGTATACAACTTGGAAGGGCATGGCAGGCAGTTACCGGGACTACGAGGAGGTTCTCTTTACTGCCCCAGATCTGAAACCAGTTCCAGATTATGGTAGTGCCCACTGGCTTGACGAGCCACAGCCTGACCCTGCACAGATTGCTGCCTTCGAGGAGTGGAGCCGTAAGCACGGCCAGGAATTTGAGTATCTGTACGAGTATTGGCACAACCATCCAGCACCTTTGAGTTCAAGGGGTATGAGTGCTAGGGAAGCTCTCGACGGGTACATGCAGGAGAACAATGCACCAGATGGTTTCGAGAGGTGGTGGTACGAATCCACCACTGGTGAGTTAGCTGAACCTGATGTGGACGTTGAGCTGGAAAACCTAACCGAGACGGAGGTTCTGGCCCACGCACGCTCGACTAAGGTGTGGGATGGTGAGGGTGGCCGGTGGAAGGTGCTGGAGGAGACCCAGTCAGACTACCATCAGAGGGCTGTTGGAGTCGAGGGTGGTGGTTACATCCCTGAGACCCCTGCAGAGGTGAGTGCTGCAGAGTCTACTGGGCAGGCACTTGTAGAACGGGCCAGCTCTCTCAGAACTACCTTGAGAGACAACCGTGTGCTTGGCCTCTTCACCGAGCGTGTTGCAGATAGAGAGCAGACGGTTCAGGAAGTTATTAAAGCTTTGGAGCGCCTAGGTGTGTACTACACACCTACTCCTGGTACTAGTCTTTCTTGGGAGGTTAGGTTAGGCAAGAACAAGGCTCTAGTAGCCACTATGCCTATAACCTCCTCATGGGAGCCAGACTACCCACTGATGCCTTCTCTGCCCCCTGTTATTGGTGACTGGTCTGAAGTGGAAGTTATACTCCCTCAGAACCATACTCGAGGAGCCCTCTCTCTACTGACCGATCGCTTTCTAGGGAACCGAGTAAGGTACAGGTACCAGGGACGGGAACTGAGCATCGGTGAGTTGCGGAATGTCTTCGAACCTCTCAACACGAGGTTGTGGCCTCCGCGAGCTCGGATACTCTCTACCAAGCAAGGTGATGTGGCACTTGTGCCTGTGCATGATGTACTTCATGCTGTCCCTGCAGAGAGTCTGGCAGGGATTCCGCAAGAGCGGTGGGGCCTAATCCGGGAAGAGCTGCGCACCACCCCACCTTCACAGCCAGTAGAAAGGGCTGTATGGGACAGGACCTGGCCCGAGTTAGGCTTGCGCTGGATGCTCATGCGGGCTGCTGAGGATGGTGACAAGGGCATTATCATTATCGACTCTGCTGAGCACTTCCGGCGGTATGGCACGGAAGAGAGCAAGTTTTTCCAGACACTCTACGACAAGACTCTGCCTAAGGAGTTGGAGCGCATTGGCAAGCGGTATGGCGTCACGCCTAAGAAGGTGGCGGTGCAGCCATACAATGACGAGATCCAGGCCAAGTTGCAGCAGGAGGCAGTAGCAAAAGGTGACAAGGCCCTCAAGACTAAGGTACTTCCGCAGGAGTATCTGGGTCTGGAGATCACCCCAGAGATGCGCACCGACCTGCTAGGTAAGAAGCCGCTGCCTCTGTTCCAGACCGTAGAAGGAGAACTTGTTCCTCCGCCCCAGCGGCTCAATGCCTTAGTCGGTCCCCAGACAGTTTGGTGGACAGACCGCCATGACTTTATGCTGTATGGCACCTATGAGCAGGCCCGGGCGGCACAGCTTCCACGGGCCGCTAGGAACTACACCTTCTGGGTAGAGCCTGGCACTAACCGTACTGTGTGCACTCGTGGCAGCAAGTTCCACAGTGCTGATAGGTTAGGGCTGCCTGAAGGTACCCGGTTAGCAGAAGGGGCCCATGTTGGGGACAAACTCATCATCAGGCCTCACAACAGAATCTGGAGGGACTTCCGGGCTAAGGAGCACGATCTGGGGTTCTTGGACATCCTGCTTAACTTCGAGGATGCTCCACCCAATACCTATGTAGAGTGGGGAACTTTAACTCCCCAGCCTCTAGAGCACTTTGTTACTAACACCGCAGAGGCAGTGGGAGAGCCCTACACCTTCAAGCAGATGGAGAAGGACATCTACCGGTACACCCACTCTACTGAGCAGACCAAAGCGCTAGTAACAGTTGCTCGGTGGTATGCGGGTGCACGGGCTCTCGCAGGCCTAGAGAGTGGCAATGCGTGGTTGCGCGAGTTCCTGTCTGGTATTACTACCGGTGACGGAGTGACCAGCCTTCTCAAGCTTGCGAACTTCGATGCTGCAGTTACAGCGCTATCTGGGAGTACACCTTATAACCGCTGGATGCTTCTCAGGCAGTTTGACTACACAGAGCCTGCTACTATTCTCCATGAGATTCTGCACCAGGTCTTTGACTCTGCTCCACTTGCGTCTAAGCGGACTCTGCTGGAAGAGTTTACCCGGATGTACCCGGGCCTGAGCTACTATGATACAGTAGAGTACATAGTCGAGACTTTCGCTGCCGAGAGGTTAATGAGGTACCGGCTGGACTACGACTCCTTCAAAGACAAAGTACCTCTCGTGGCTAAGGACTTGTATGACGCTCTGTATGTCATAGCCAAGACTTCCGACGATATCTCGGAGCGGGTGGCTATGCACACTCTGCGGAAGCCCAGCAGGGCAGCACGGGAGGTAATGCAGAAGCTCTTCCTGGGTGGCATGCTTGGACAGGAGACGCGAACTGTAGGTGGAGCAACTACTAACACTATACCTTTCTTGTTCCAGTCTGAGGATGCCTACCGGGTATTCGACTCCAACATAGAGCGTGCTCTGGTCAACCCCAAAAATCCGGGCCGTGCCGATGGCCTGGCTTGGCTTGCCTGGCTGAAGAAGCAGCCAGGTGTGACTGCTCGTGAGTTGAACCTTACAGGGTTGGAGGACTTTCTTGATGTGCGTGAGGGGGTTCCTCTTACCAGGGCAGAGGTTGTAGAGGCTGCTAAGAGAGGCAGGCCTGAGGTTCATATTATTCAAGAGCCTGCAGTCCACCACGAGTTTTCCATACGGGACTACCAGGCTTTTACTTCTTGGCCTTTGATGCAGAACCACTACCGCGAGGTAGGCTTCTCGATGCCAAAGGAGTATCTAGTCCCTAACATCAGTACCCAGTACCACTGGGAGCCTGACAGCAAGATCGTCTTCCATGTCCGTATGAAGGATGCCTATGATGCTCAAGGGCGTAAGATTCTTCTTGTGGAAGAGATCCAAAGTGACTGGCACAAACTGGGAGAGCAGTACGGCTACAGAGACTCTGTGCCTAAGGGTGTAACCTATGCCGGTGACCCTCCAGTATCCCGGGCGATCTGGCAGAAAAACTACCCTACCGTGGGCCTCCGCTATGCCTTACGTGAAGCGGTTGCTGGTGGCTATGACGGGGTTGCTATCACTGGTGGCATCGAGCAGTTCAAGCGGTACTATGCCGTTGACATGGAGGGTATAACCAAACTCACTATCATAAGGGATGATATACTGTATGGCAAGGCTGGGGAGACTTGGTACCGTCTGATTACAGAACAGCGGCCTGGATACTTGACTAGCAACCTTACTCTAATGGATGATGCTGACCTTGAGTTCTTTGTCCATCTGACATCCTCTCAGAAGGACACTCTCCGTGCAGGCAAGCTACTAGTCTTTGAGGGTGATGAGTTAGTCGAGTTGATCCGGAGCCGTGCTCGTAGAATCTACGGGAGCGAGAAGCTGGCCCACTTCCAGAAGATGTACGATGAGGACTACCCAGAGCGCCTCCGGAAGCTGGCTACTGAGTATGGGCTGCAGACCGAAAAGGTGGTTCTCAGGCCAGCGCCGAACATTGTGTCTGATGTAGAAGGTACAGTCACCTACTTGACACCTGAAGCCAAGCAGCAGATTAAGAGCGTCAAGCCCTTGCTGTTTCAGTCGGACCAAGCACCTCCAGCCTTGCGTGCTGTGGAAGAAGGTAAGGTCAACAAGCAGTACGTAGTCTCTTTGCGAGATATGGCTTTGCAAGAGACTAGTACCTTTGCTAAGTTAGGGGACATGATCGCAGAGATCCTCAAGCCAAAGGCCAAGGTCATGTACCTGAGCGGAACCGACGAAGGCCTGGTGGTAGTAGGCCGACCGGAGGCTCAGGCTATCTGCTTGCAGACTGTGAGTGCGTTTGACCTGCCTATGGATACTAAGGTAGTATGGTACACCTACCTTAGTGACACCCACACCGACCAGTTCACTATGCGGTCTGGAACTCTTGAGGAGTTGCTCGAAGATCCCTTCGGCAAGCCTGAGTTAGTAGCTCCTCCATCTAACTTGGCTCCTGTGTCAGAAGCCAAGGTTGAGTCTAAACTGGCTGTGATGGAGGCAGAGGGGTTCTACAACATAGGTGGGGAGAGTGAAAAGATCCTCCTGCCGGACAGCGTTCTAAGCCCGTCGGAGAACGTCTACCACTTTGTGTATGACCCAGACAGTGGTACTATTCTGTTCGGCTCTCTGGGCAGGTCCCGGGAGCAACTACAGCAGGATGTGAGGGCTCTTAGGGAGTCTGCAGCTCTGATAGCTCCGAAGCCTGAGGCTGTGTCTGAGGTTCCTACAGTTGCTGGTATGTGGGTGGACGGTCAGTTGATAGTAGAGGCTAGGTCCAAGGAGCTGACCGCCCTGTTGAAGAAAGCGGGCTTTCCTAATGCTACCGAGGTAGTAGACCTCCGCAAGGATACTATTAAGCCCCTAGGTGCTACTGAGGCAGTCGCCCGACGCAAGAAGGCAAAGACTCTACCAGAGGAGGCTCCTCCTCCACCAGTAGCAGTAGAAGAGCCTGCGCCGTCAGTCCCTGCAAGCGTAGTGGCGTCAGAACCTGACTATGGTAGCATTCTACAAGAGGAGGCCATCTGGACCTCTGTTTACGGTCCACTCAGTAGGCTGTGGGGTACCGGCAAGACTACTGCAGAGGCAGTCAGAAGCAAGTGGAGGACTGACCTTCCAGGTAACCTGTGGGTCTACCAGACTAAGCCTAGTGGTGTAGTAGTACAGAGTTCGTGGGAAGACCGGTTCAGTGCCATAGACGCAGCGGTCAAGCATGGCTTCCCAGCAGACGTCCCTGCTGTATGGGTGGGTGAGTTGGATGGGGTCAGATACCAGAAGTCTGGCACGCTACAGAAGCTGGCGACTGGGGAGGATCCTCTACCTGCACCTAAACCAGAGCCTGATGTAGGGTTCCCGCCGAAGACCAAAGTGGTTGACCTGGATGAAACAAAGTCCACCTTGGAGCAGGTGGCTGAGGGGTCAGCCACCAGGCCTGTAAAGTCCCAGCAGCCTATTGCTGAGGAGATTCCTCCAGCCCTGGATCCCAGTCTGCTGAGTACCGTGCCCAAAGGATCACGGCTTCCTTTTGAGGACTACGCCGACGAAGAGCAGTTGCGTGGATTGCTCCTACCAGATGGCAGCATGGCTATTGTAACACCTGGACCTCATAATGTAGCAGATGGAACAGGTGTAGAGCACATAGCAATTATGCAGCTTCTGAACGTGTCTGAAGGTGAAGTCCTCCAGTTCCACATGGACGTCACGAAGAACAAGATAGCTTACCTGTTTGTGGACTCCACCCACCCGGTAACAGGTCCGGAGCTTCAGCCCTTCTTGGATGCTGGTGTTCCGAAAGATGTGAGAGTGGTGCGTGCTGTCCATGACATAGTAGAAGAAGGAGAGCTGGGTGACATAGTAGCAGGCCGAGGTTGGGAGCCAGAGGTCCGTGCGACCCCAGCAGAACCCCGGCAGCCTTCTGCTGGATACCTGTGGTCGGACGAAGATGGAGAGCTCATTTACAGCACCTTCGACCAGATGCAGAGTGCGGCTCAACTACCACAGTGGCCTATGGTCTCGATGAGGAAAGTAGGGAAGCAGATCACGTTCACTCGCGGGGCCATGCACTCAGGTACCAGTGATGAAATCGTCCGCGGGGTATTCCGTCTAGATGGAAGACTAGTGATTACACCTGGGATGAAGACCTTCAAGACACCCTTCAACGATCCACAGGTGCAAGAGTACCTGGAACTGCTGACGAAGAGCCCTGGGGTGCCAAGGACTGCAGTGATTGAGTGGCCCGGGACCCCTCGACTCCCACTGTTTGGGGAACCACCAACGCCGGCAGTCCCTCTGAGGCCAAGGGCAGTTGAACTACCTCCACCGCCTGCACCACCTGTGATCACAGCCAGCCGGAAGCAGTTCTGGGAGGAGGTTGGGAAGGTAGGGAAACCAGTCAGAGTTGAACTGGGTGAGATCACTGCAGTGCTAGACCCTGTTGAAGTCCGGAAGGGCTACACAGGTGTTACTATTATACCTGGCCAGCCAACGGTCGTACACGGCGAGGTCACGACAGACGATCTGCGCAGGTTGCAGGACTGGGGATGGCCAACTAACTCACCTGCAGTACTGGAGAGTCTGGGTAGAACAGGGAAGCTGGGGGACCTCCTCTTCGACTTGCGTCCACGGGAGCCCTTTACACGAACCCAGTTCGTAGACTCTCTCATCACAGACTTCAGGCTGAGTACAGATAAAGTCCAAGATGCTATGGCTATCATGGACCGTCTAGCCAGTGCCTGGGCTAAGGACTATAATGCCAAGCCGGCTGACTGGTGGATTACGTTCATCCAGAGTGTGCAGAGACAGGTCCCAGCCGAGTGGAAGTACCTACTGGAAAAAGGGCCCGTGAAGAAAGGCGGCGTGTGGTTCGACCCTGAGGATGCACGGGCCGTCATTTTTGCCTTCCAGAAGGCGGACCTGTCTACAGTCTTCCATGAGGTAGGGCACATCCTGCGCAGGCAGTTGCGCGATGAAGATACTCGGATTATTGAGTCTTTCTTTGGTGTGCAGAAGGGGGTGTGGACCGAGGCTCAGGAAGAGTCCTTTGCAGACCACTGGAGTGCCTATCTGATGTCCGGTAAGGCTCCTACACCAGAACTGCAGTCTGTGTTCGAGCGGCTCAAGCACTGGTTGACTGAGATCTACTCAGCCTTACTGGGTAGGGCTCCAAGGCCTGACATGCCCACAGAGATCCGGTCGGTGTTCAACCGTCTGCTTACTGGAGAGTATGGTGGTGTAGAAGAAGCCGCTGCTAGAAGCAGATGGTACACAGAAGACGCTCTGAAGGAGGCAGCTGACGGTGCGGTTTCTCCTGCTAACCTCAATAAGGTAGGCTTTCGCTACTACCGGGATGCCGATGGGTCCGTTAAGTGGACTAGCATGCCTGGGAGTGGGGAGGTTACCAAAGACCAGTTTGAGTCCTGGATGTTAGCAGAAGGAAAGATGCTGGAGAACAGCCTCGTGCCAGAAGCTCAAATGGCTCGTAGAGCCTCGAAGGCAGCCAGGGTTGCTCCAGACATGCCGATACCTAGTTCAGAGGATGCAGCTCGGCGTAATGGATATACAGCGGCCCAGTTGATAGATCAGGTGATTGCTCAGTCCGATGCGATGCTTGATATACCAGCCGCAGCTGTCCCTTCAGAGCGTGGACTGCCAGATGAGTGGGAGAGGTTTATCAACCAACTCCACGGCAGGTTGTCTGAGACATACATGGTAGCGTCTAAGTACGCTACTGCAGCTCGGAATGAGTTGCTGCTAGACTACGGAGACCGGCGAGTTATGGATCCCTTCCTCCAACTGGTCTTCCCGTGGGGCTACTGGCACTCTCGGGCGGTTCCTAGTTGGATGTGGATTCTAGCACGCCACCCAGCCGCAGTCGCTGTGTACGCACGGTTCCGGCAGACAATGGAGAAGATGAATGCTGGTGACCCTGAGATCCCAGAGTGGGCCCGTGGCCAGATCCCTCTGCATCTGCCAGGCATGCCAGAGCCCGTTCTGTGGGATATGGAGTCTACTCTGGTTCCTGTGCAAAGTATCTTCGACACCTTCGACGACCCAGACCGTGAGAAGGACGGGTTCGGCCGCGCGGTGGCTGCCTTGGGTAAGTATGGACCCGCTACGCATCCACTGCTTATGGCTGCGTATGCTGCCGAGCGGTGGCTGCTGCATGGTGACACAGAAGCCTCACGGTCGTTTGGCTACCTTGGGCCTTCTTCACGAGCGTTTGCTAGCGTTACAGGTTCCCCGGTGGAGCCTTGGTTATGGCTACGTGAACCTCAGACAGGTCAGGTGCAGCCGTTTACAGGTGGAACGAAGTGGCAGTTAGGGAAGGCAGGGAGATACTCAGCAAGACACCTACCGCAGGAATATGCGGTCGAAGCGGCTGCTACTAGGTACGGGCCTGTGTTCGAGCAGGCGCTTACTAAGGTGCGAGAGATGCAGCGGGCACCGATCCTACTGAGTCTCCTGACCGGCCTGCGGCTCACGCCGCGCCCTGGGTGGGAGAAGGATCTTACTGTGCTGTCTGCACGGTACGCATCTAACCTGGACAAAGGGATGACCAGCCAGCAAGCAGCAGAGGATGTACTGTCAATCGCCCCCTGGCTAAGTACCGCCTGGATGGCATATGACACAGACCGTGAGAGGACCGCGGCGCTGGCTTATGATGTGTTCGACCGTATGCCACCCGGAGCCCCTACCGAGGACTTTCTTACAGCGGCGGGGCTGTCAAGGGCAGCACGAGACCAGTTTTATGCAGACAAAGGAGACCTAACGGGATGGACTAGAGCTGACTATGAGGCGTTCATGCGCGGTGTGGTCAACCTAGCACAACTTCTGAAGTGGCCAGCCTCTGCTACTATGAAGGAGTGGGAGAAGGCCCGGAAGGTGCGTGGGGACCTTATTGACCAGGCGAATAAGGAGTACCCGGAAGCCCAGCCAGCACAGCAAGAGTACTACCGGCTGAAGGCTGTAGGGGATACTGCAGGGGCAGACGCCCTTGCGCAATCATCCAACTTGTACAACTACTGGAACTGGCTGAACGAGAGAACGCTCGAGGACCCACTACTACTCAAGTACTACGCAGACCCTGAAGATGTTGACCGGATGGCCAAGACAATCATGTACCGAACTGCACAAGCTACCTGGGCTAACATACTAGAGATACAAGATGAGTACTACAGAACTGGACAGCAAAAATCCTTCCTGCGTGCCCATCCTGAACTCATTGAGTACTGGAAGTGGAAGGGACCTGCGTTAGAGCAGATCACTGCAGCACTGGCGGATGCCCGGAAGCAGGCGGGTGCTGGTGCTGTAAAGCCACCATTGAAGTCACCTGCACAACCTAACCTGGCGCAACGCGCCGCTATGCAAGAGTGGTAAAGGAGATCACAGTGGACACGTCGGTAATCGCTCCAGTGCCTGCGGGAGTAGAAGGGCAAAACCCCTCCACCCCAGTGACACCTGCGGAGCAAGTCACCGAAGATACCAGTGAGTTGCTGCCTACCCCAGAGGCGGTAGCTCCTCAGCCGGAGCGGGCTTACGATTGGCAGCGGGCTTACCAAACGCTCGCTGCCCAACACGCAGAGACCCAACGCCGGCTGGACCAGATGGAAGAGGCTGGGCTATCAGAGGAAGAGGTTACTAGGCGGCGCTTTGAGCGTGACCGGCAGGCTCTGCAGGACCAGCAGCGTCAGATGGCTGAGTTGATGTATGCTACTGACCTGCATGCTCTGTACTCCAAGTTCGTGCCGGCAGCGGCTATCAAAGGGGCTGATCCCAGTGAGTGGCAGACGTCCGTTCTCAGCTACATGCAGAATGAGAACGCGAAACTGCGGAAGCAACTGGAGACCCTGCGAGGAGCCAAGCCTGGAGAGACCGCTCAGAAGGTCACAGCCGGTGGGCCTACTACACCAGCACCGACCAAGAGTGCCTGGGACCTCACTCCAGAAGAGCGTGAAGCTCTGCTTGCGAAGGCCCGCATGGGCCGGCTGAAGGCAGAGGACCTACCTACGGGATAAGGAGTTTACGATGGCTACAACCTATGGAGCGCTTACCTATGAGCAGCGCTCGTTCTACGAAAGTGTGATGCTGCAGCGTGCGAAGCCGGCCTTGACCTACTTCGCGCTGGCGCAGAAGGGCTACTCGGTCGCGGTGCCTGAGCACCAGGGCATGACTATCGACTGGCGTCTGATGGCCGCCCTTCCGGTGGTAACTGACTCTCTGACTGAGGGCCAGGTGCCTGACCCACATGATGTCTCCATCAGCCAGGTGACTGCGACGGTCGCGGCCTACGGCGCCTACGTGCGCTACACACGTGAGGCGGCTATGGCCGGCATCGACAACCTGGCCGCAGCGACCTCTGAAGCCCTGGGTGAGCAGTCCGGCGACAGCCTCGACCAGCTCACACGTGACGTCCTGGTGGCCGGCTCAGTGGTCCAGTATGCGAGTTCGGCTACCCAGCGTGACCAGGTCACCGCTGCGATGGACATGACCGCGGCGGAGATCTGGGAGGCAGTGACCACCCTCAAGGTGGCCAAGGCCCAGCCCCTGGAAGATGGCCTGTTCGTCGGTATCGTACATCCATATACGGTGTACGATATGTTCACTGATAGCACGATCCAGAACCTGATGTTCTACTCGAAGGACAGGGGTGAGCGCAATCCCCTGACCCGCGGGTACATCGGTGACTGTCTGGGCGTGCGCTGGTACGAGACGGCGAATGCGAAGGTCTGGGCCTCCGCCGGTTCGGGCTCTGCGAATGTGTACGGTACCTTGATCCTGGGCAAGAACGCCTTCGGTATCGGTGGTCTGGCTGGGTTCATGCCCGGCAACGTCCCGACACCGAGCAGCCAGGTTCAGGGTGATGCGAACACGCTGAAGGAAGTCCGGCCGCTGCGCCTGATCAGCAAGGACTTCGGCAGCGCCGGCGCCGACGACCCGCTGGAGCAGAAGGCGTCTCTCGCGTGGTACACGACCTACGTGACCAAGATCCTGCGGAACCCGTTCATGGTCCGCATCGAGCATGGTTGCACCAAGGGCTAATAGCCCAGTTGAGTTGTTCAACCTGTAGAAAGCGCAGAAGGAGTATACCATGGCGCGCTATCCGAACCGAACCATCCCTATCATCCTGACTGAGTTGGCGGTGATCACCGCCGCCGATGGTAAGGATCTGGTGACCATCCCCTTCTCGTGCACCATCTTCGACGTGCACATGAAGGTCGGGACTACCGGGTCTTCCAGCGGCAACAATGATGTGACTGTGTACTACACGGCCCCGACAGGCGGGGTCACTTCGAGTGGTGATCTGTGGACTGTGGCTTCCGGCGTCGGCCGCATCGCGTACAACGCGTCGGTCAAGTACTTGCGCTGGGCTGCTGCATCCTGCGCGATCACCAAGCTGGAAGCTGGCGGGACGTTGTCGCTGAACGTGGATGCGGTCGCAGGCGCGGGATCTCCCGCGGACCTGACGGTCATCCTCAACGTCTACCCGGCGGCGGCGTAGCGGGTAAAGGAGGCCAACGATGACGCGCGACATCGTGGCAGCCTTGAAGGGGTCGGCTGTCACTGCAGACAAGCAGAAGGCAGCCGATCCCACCCTTGACTCCCTGCTGTCCCGCATGGAAGCCATCGAAGCACAGATGCGCCTCCAAGCCGGGAAGTTGGCAGCAGCGGAGGAAGAGAACGCGCGGTTAGCCGAACTGCTCCGCGATGAGGCGGAGCAGAAGGCACGCGCAGTCGAGGCACTAAAGGTCGCCCAAGCGGAGGCGATCAAGTTGAGAGAGCGCCCACCACTCTCGAAAGAAGAGCAGCAGCAGACTCTCAGAGAGGTCCAAGCACAGGCGCACGCCCAGCACCAGAGGAAGAGAGCTCAGTTCCAAGAGGCACTGAAAAATAGCCTCCGTGCAGCAGTGTTCAACCCAGGGCCTGCCGTAGTGCTGACAGTCAACGGTGTGTCTGTGACCATCGAGACAGGGAGGAACGAGGTCCCTGCTCCGTTCCTGTCTGCCTGGGAGACCTACCAAGAGGACCTCCTAGTGGCCGAGCAGCGGGATGCTATAGTGCGCGGTGGTAACGTGTCCTACGGGGTCTTGGACAACTGGGTGGCTCAGGGGCGTGTGGACGTTCCTACCGTCTAGGGAGGTTGTATAGTGGCTACACTAGCAGAGATCAGGCGTAGTATAGGGGCTCGCACGGGCCAGCCCTTTTTCCGACGGGCGGGTGCTGGCTACATGACAGCAACCGGCGGGACGACCCTGACGTTGATCGACACCAACTTCCTTCTGCAGGCGGACGATTACTGGAATGGCCAGAGCGTCTATGTATGCACCCAGCAGATGAGCCGGGTCATCAACGACTTCGTCCAGACTACGAAGACTATCTCGTGGCTGGAGCCTATCACCGCCGTAGCGGCCGGAAACACGTATGAGATCTGGTCCCAGTTCACGCCGATCGAGGTCCACAATGCCATCAACCAGGCGCTGCGGGATGCCTGGCCGTTCTTCTTCGACCAGGTAACCACAACGCTGGCAGTGCAGGAAGGGATGGTCAACTACGCTCTATCTTCTCTGACGACTACTCCCAAGTGGCTTGCTCAGGTGTGGCTTGAGGTTCCTTATGCGAGTTACGTCAGCACAGCAGACGCCTCGCCGGGTGCCCAGGACTACCTGAAGGACGCCGATCAGACGTTCACAAGCGACGATGTGGGTAAGGAGATCAGAATCTACGACGGGACGAGTGCAGGAGATGTACGTACTGTCTCAGCGCTGGTGAGTTCTAGCATCCTGCAGGTGAGTGAGGACTTCACTACCACCTTGGATGCTACCAGTAAGTACCGCCTGGTGGATGTCACGACTGAGCAGCCCAAGTGGGTGTTCCTGCCGTACTGGAGGACAGATAAGAAGAACACTCCGACGTACCTGAGGCTTACAGCACCGCTTGCAGGGAGTGAAGGTCTGCTCCTGCGGTTGGTGTATGAGGCAGAGTATGAGGCGCTCTCTGCGGAGACCGATGATACCTCATGCCCTCAGGAGTACGTGGAGCTGGCTGCTATAGCGCGCCTCTACTTGACTAAGGCAACCTCTGCACCGCCGTCCGAAGCAAAAACCTGGCCCGTGCTACAGCGCTCGTTTGCTGAGGCCGCTCAGATGTTCGCTCTGAAGAACCAGTTCAAGCATCTTGAGGGGACTATGCAGCGTTCTGTAGGACTGAGATCACTACCTAGTGACTATCCGTTCTAGAGGGGAATGAAATGCAACTAGACATCATCCAGGTTCTCGTCCAAGTCCCCTTGGTGGCCGCGATCATCTGGTTTACGCTGCGAGTAGTCCGGATCTTCTTGGACTCGAACGAGCGTGCAGAGGAGAGAGCGTCACGCTCAGTCAGTGAGTTGCGCCAGGTAATCGAGAACAACAACGCCATTCTCCAGCGTGTGTGTCTGCGTGTAGAGACTGTAGACGCAGAAGTCCAAGAGGCTCAGGCCACGAGGAAGGCGATGATAGATGCTCTCGCCAGGTTGCAGGAAGGCCTAGCCCAGATGCAGAAGGCCTCTGAAGCCCACGACACGTATGTACGTAGTCAGTGGGGGGAGCTGGCCCGGTGGAGGGAAGGGAATGCCGAGAAGCCACGTTGAAATGACCGTGAGTGGCACTACCTACCGCTTTGTGATAAACCCTGATACCTACAGTGAGGTAGATATCGTGGACTTTGCCCCTCGTACAGTAGCAAGCACACCTGCGCGGTCAGAGTTGGGCTTGTACCTGGACGTGGGGCAAGAGTCGTTTGCACACGGCTACGGTAGTGAGAGGATGGTTGAGGCACAGATGTATGGTAGGACCGGCCACCTAGTGGACACTTCCCATGGGGTGCTCACCTTGATGACCAGCCCTACTCTTCAGAGCCTTGGACTGGACCCCTACGAGTACGTTGTCAAGGTCTTCTCATACAACTATAACACGTTCGTACTCACCAACCAAGGCCTGCTCGCGATGAAGGCTAGTGGGGCCTGGCAGCGTCTTCTGGGCCCTTCTACTTCTTACAACTTCCAAGATGCACTGAGTAACGGAAAGTACCTCTTCATCACTGGAGATATTCGGATGTATGTCTGTGACCTCCGACCGCTCGCGATGGACCCTGGTGGAGGCTCCCTTCTGTCTTCCACGGGAGCGGACTGGACTGTGGATCTGTTCAACGGAGGTGGGATCTACATCTTCGACTCTGACAACAACCAGATCAGAACTATCTCAGACACTACAGCGACCACGGTCACTGTAAGCTCTGCTTTCGCATCCGTAACTGCAGACGGCACGGCACGCTTTTTTGTGTGGGCCCAGGCCGGAGTGGCCGATAACCCTCCTGAGTACCTGGGTAAGTTAGCGGTCTTCGGTGGCTACATGTGGGGCTTCGAGTTAGAAACTGGCTACGCTCACTACTGGGCGGAGGTAGATGGATCTGACGCTGAAGGTGGGCAGGGAAACGACCCGTCGGCCGTCCTCGTCAGTCAGCGGTGGCCTGTAAGGGCCACCGAAGTCTTCAATAATCAGTTGTGGTGCTGGTCCCAGCAGGGCGCCTGGGTAATCCTGGATGACCTCAAGGCGTACCACATGATGGACTTTACTAAGGAAGAGTCTTCGGACAACTTCCGGTCTACTGCCTTGTGGAATGGCTACCTGGTGTTCCCTGTAGGTAACACGCTCTACAAGTACAAGAGCGGCCTACAGGGCATCACTCCGCCAGACTGGATCTGGACCTGGCCTCCGCGCGGCTTTGGATCCTGGGCAGGGCTAGCTCCTCACGGCAAGTGGCTCTATGCAGTAGGGCTCGCCTCAGGAACAGACTCTGGTGAGACTTCCGAGGCCTACACCTTCGCCGGACTGTTCAGGACAGACGGCGTAGGCTGGCATAAGATCGCGGACCTCTATGCATCTGGTAAGGCAGTCACAGATCTCTCCACCGGGTTCGGGTGCTGGATGATCCCCATAGATGCTGGGGGCCCCGGGGACACCTTAACATCTGCTCTGTACTATGCCTACACAGACTCTAGCTCTGTCCAATACCTCTACAGAGTTCCGATGAACCTCAGGGATGAATATCCTTACGCCTCCTTCCCGACTACAGGGAACCACAACTGGTACTCATCCGGGTTCGACCTGGGACTGACGCGTATCAATAAGTCATACGCCTCAGTGAGTGTGGAGGCGGAGTTCCCTACTGGGACTTCTGCAGTATGCTACTACCGGGTGGACAACGAGACTTCGTGGACTTCTCTTGGAACGTTCAACTCATCTACCTTGGAGATAGACCTGTCAACTACGAAGGTGGGCAAGAGGTTCTTCATCAAACTGGACCTGCAAACCTCAAACTCGGCTAACACTCCAGTCATCAAGGCTGTGGTCATCAAGCAGATGGCACGGCCGGATGTGCTATATGGAACCTCGTTTGAGGTCCTGGTAGAAGATTCCCTCACTACTCCAGACCAAGGGCAACTGGGTCTGACGGCTACCGAGATCAGAGCAAATCTAAAAACGTGCCGTGCAACAACTGTGCCCCTGACGTTCTCTAACATCTGGGGAGAGTCTGCAAGTGCATACATGTCATCACTACGTTTCATCGTGCGGGAGTACCAAGCAGATGAGGCCATCGGAGTTCAATCCATTGCTCGGGTGACGGTGGTCAATGTCTGATACTCTGAAGGTAGGTCTGAAGTCACCACGGTACCTGCGTGGATACCCTCTGGCTCGGACCTACCTAGTACGGAGGTTCAAGCGTCAGGCGTACGAAATGGCTGAGTTCCGCCAGGCTCGGCCGCGTAGGTTTGCGCGTGCCAGGGGAACTACCTACGACCGGGACGCGGCTCTGGAGCAGAAAGCCAAGCAGGGGATAGTTGGATCTCTGGAGGAGCGGATCTTCTACAAAGCACTAGAAGATCGGTGGTTCATACCAGAAGTAGACTTTACCTTCCAGGCGGCACAGCAAGGTGGGAGGGCTGAGTTGGGGGGGCTGGTAGCAGACTTCCTGTTCCCGGTTCCCTCGGTCATTGTGCAGATACAGTCTGACTGGCACGAGGGGGACTTAGAGATCTTGGAGAGGGACCGTACTCAGCAGTCAGTCCTTGAGAGTCTCGGATATGATGTACTTTACATCTGGCCTGAGACCCTTCACCATGAGGTCCTGCTCGATCAGTGGTTTGATAGAATTGCTAGGTTGTGGGGTGTGTAATGCCTACTATCATAGCCGATGTTGACCTTAATCCTCTCAGGAGAAAAGATACAGATCACGAGGACCGGATCGAGTATCTGGAGATGCTCAACCTCTTGCCAAGGAGAAAGTCCGGAGCAGCAGGTAAGGTCCGAGACATTATCCTTTATGCAGAGGACCTCCCTGACCACAGTCACCTAAGCGCGACTACTGGTGGACACTACCCCTGGGCGGATATTACAGGGTTTGCTGTGCCAACAGTGTCTCTTGGAACTGCTCATGCAGCCGGTACCGCAACTACGGTACTCCGGACAGACGCGACCTTTGCCGCGTTCGATGCTACTGTACCTACTACGCAAGCGGTGGGGGACAGTGCTGCAACTGGAAGCGCTGCCGTGGCGGCTAGGAGAGACCACGTCCATGGGATGCCAGCCTTTGGTACGGCTACCAATATAGCAGATGTGACTCTGACTGAGAATGCCGGCGCCTCTGCTCTGCTTCCAAGAGCCGACCATGTGCACGCCTTGTCCCAGGCTATCGGGCCTGTCTGGACTGGGCACCATACATGGCAGCCTACAGTCGACTCTGAGAACGCATGTACTATCTTTACGAGCGACGGCACGGGCACGGTTTTTGTGGCCGACACGGTGCACAACCGGGTGGGCATTGGATCCTCCTATCCGCTGTCACCCCTCAATGTCTGGAGTTCGACCCAGATCCCTCAAGTGATGATAGGGTATGTGCCGGACTCTGCTCTGTCTATTGGAGTGAACAGTTCGGGCACTGTAACACTTACAGCAGATGGGGATCTTGTCCTTGACCCTGAGGGCTTCTATGTACTCCCGGAGACTGCCTACACAGTCAACCTGGGGACGCTCTCTAACAAGTATCTTACTCTGCACGCTGCAGAGTTGTGGGTAGAGACGCTAGTTGCTCAATCTACTTTGGCTACTATCGGTGGAAGGATCCTCGTAGGACCTACTTCCATTCTAACCTTAAACTGTGATAGTTCAGCATCTACTATCACAGTGAAGCACAACTCCTTCGCTTCGGGAGATATCCTTCTTCTGGAGGCTGATGGGAAGATAGAATGGATGGTTCTTACGTCAGGACCATCAACCGTCGATGATGGTTACATCTACGACGTCTCTAGAAACCTTGACAGCACAGGTGCCAACGATTGGTATGCCGGAGATGCGGTCTTCAACACGGGAACTACAGGGGATGGCTTCATTGACCTGTACTCTGTAGCTGGTGTGTACTCCGGATACGGGCCCACCATTGTAGGGAACGTCCGGACTGGAACTGTCTACAGCAACATCGCGGCTAGGTGGGCCATCGGCAACCTCCACGGTGTGTATGGGTACGGAGCAACTACATACGGGTTCGCCGCTGGAGACCACACCACAACCTGGATCTCAGCCGATGCCACCAACGGCTTCCGTATCAACAATGGTAGCACAGTCCTGGCTCAATGGTTCACCACGGGGGCACTCATCATAGGCCAGGAGGCTGCAAGCCAGAACAATGTATACATAGCCTCCGGCGCCTTGTCTCTCAGGACCAACACGACAGAGCGGATTAAGTTGACCGCCGCTGGTGTCCTTACTATCAATGATAGTAGCGGAGCGGCTGTGTTCACCTTCAACGCAAGCACCGGCGCTGAGTTCACCCTTCCACTAACACTGGCCACGACAGGCGGTATCTTCCAGGGAAAGGGCACGTTTGCTTCTCCAGATACCGGCCTAAAAATCTGGGCCGTGACCTCAGGTCCATACACTTACGGGCGCATCGGAGGCTACAACAGCACTACACTGCAGTGGTACGCAGACACCGACGGTAGGCTGTATGCAGGAGGTGGCTCTGTAGTCATAGACGCGACTAATGCTATCACTCTTAAGGCAGACTCTGACTGGGACTTTGACAACGCAGTGAACTTCACCAACGCTGCAGGTACCTGGTTCGGAAGACTCAACGGGATGTGGGTGACCGTAGGAGGAGGCGCCGGTGCAGTCAAACTAGAGGCGGATACTTCTGATGCAAGTGCCGATGCTACTGCTACGCTGAGAGCAGAGGTCGCGGGTGCTTACACAGCAGCCTCGGGTATAACTGCCTATGATGGGACTACTCTACGCAGTGCTTACATCTACTGTGGTGGAGGGAATGATGGTGAGTTCTTACTATCTAACCTGACTGTCAACCTCGGGTCTGACGTCCGCCTCAGCCGAAGTGCTGCTAATACTCTGAAGTTACATAGCGGGGACAACTTCTACCTGGAGTCAGGAGCTATAGGGGTAAAGACTTCACCGGTATCCTACTATGGGATTGGGATACTGAATGAGCAGTCGAACCAGTCAAACACCCGTGGGATCTCCCTTGTCAATAACCACACCTCCTCGGGTGGCACCTACTACGGGTCCGGAATTGTGGTTACGGCCAACGAAGAAGTCAATGTAGGCACTACTAACAGTGGTTACATGTACGGACTGAACATCGGTGCGTGGAGGAATAACGCGGGGTCCGGCACTAACGACAGTGGCACCCTAGGAGAACTCATCGGAGCCATCATCCGTGCGGGTAACTACAACGACGCCTCTGGGGAGACACCGATTACGACCAAGGTAGCCGGTATAGAGATTGCTACCTACTGTTCCACTGGGAGCATCACCAACCTATACCAGATTTACCTGAACGCCCACAGCGGCACTGCCCCGTCAGGATCTCGCTACGGGATCTTTCAGGCAGGGGCGTCAGAGGGCAACTACTTCGCGGGGAGAGTCGGTATCGGTGTCGGCCCCGGAACTCCCAAACTAAAGGTCTCGGGCAGCGTTGGGGTGGGAGGGGACGACGGAGGTACAGCCAGTTATGTGACGTTCACTAATGTCACGGCTTCTGTATCAAGTGGGGTTGGCACAGTCAAGATGAACCAGGCCAACAATAGGAACAGCACCGGATGGCTTAAATTCTATTCCGGCGCGACTGCCTACTATGTACCATTCTGGCAGACGATTACGTGATGGAGGCTTGAGGATGGGCTTTCTTGACAAACTTGCATGTGAACTTCCGGCTGGCGTCGAGCGGCTGGAAATCACTCTCCGGCGTGAGGACGTAGACGCTAATGGGGTGACTAGGGTTGACTACGGAGCTCAGTTTGACATTATCATCGTCTATGACGACGGAGCCAAGCGGTCGATAGCTGGGAACCTCGTTCCGCACCTGACCGCTGCTCAGGTCACATGGCTGAAGAATCTGATGAACTCATTAGTCCAAGAAGTCAACGACCGTATTGCTGCAGTAAGGGAGGCTCAATGAAGCTGTACGAAGTAGTCGAAGGGAACGCAGCACTCGGCACTCTTGTCAACAAAGAGATGCCCGGATGGGTAGCATTTCGGATCGCCCGCGCCATCAAGGGGATGCAGCCTATCCTGCAGACCTTCGAGGCCCAGAAGGATGCCCTGGTCACCAAGTACGGAACGGACGGACAGATTACAAGAGACGACCTGAACTGGAAGGAGTTTGCGGATGAACTGAACCAGATCCTGGATGAGGAAGTGACGTTCGAGTTTACACCCGTTGCACTTGAGCATCTGGGTGCCATCACACCTAGAGCCGTACTTGCTCTGGGCTGGTTTATTCAGGAGAGTGAGAATGAAGATGAAGGGAGTAATAGCAATCGTCGCCGGGCTACTTCTGGTACTGGCAGCACTGCAAGTACTCGGGATGGCTCCAAGCGCCGCGCAAAGCCCAGGTGAGGTGGACATATACTCCTTCTACGCTGAGGGGGTACTGACCACCGGTACGGTCTACGCAAGCAGGGTCATGGCCTGGCCAGAGGGGAGCCAGAAGGCGTACATCCAGTATAACATGGTGTGTACTGCCAACTACACCTTGTCTCTCCAGACCTGGCAAGGCTACCAGAAGCCGACTCTTACTACCACAACCTGGACCCAGATCACTACAGATACAGCAGCATGTGTAGCTCCTGGGTCGTCGATCTCGAAGACCGTTACGCGGATGTGGAACGTCATCACGGCATCAATCCAGTCCGCAGGAACGCTGACGGCTGATGCCCAACTGCGATTTAGTTATCCATAGGAGGAGAGTATGGACGTAGTCCAGATCAGCAGCAGTCTCGGAAAAAGTGCGGCCCGTGTAGCCTTGCTGAGATATCAAGGGCTCACGGCACAATCGACTGAGGAGGAGATCTACCTGGATGATCTCCGGCCGATGGATGATCCCACACTCCAGTACTATCCGAGGATGTCTACACTTGCCGAGGCCCAGGCCCTCTTCAAGTTTGGAGTCAACCGGTCCCTTGGATGGGATGCTTGCCCAGAGGGGCAAGCCTGCTGGAAGTTGATCGGGGTGCAAATCAGAACCGGCATCGCTGCGTTCATCCCTCTCGTCGTCGGTCCTAATGCGCTCCCCGATGACCAGATCCTGGTCTTCCTGTACTGGCCCGGTGCACCTGACCTGGACCCTACCGCGAAGCCGCGCTACTTCGAGAAGGCTGTTGGTGGATGGACGGACAGCAACGGTGTGGTCGGGTTCGCATACGGAACCGGTGGGCTGATCGGGGCCACCGGAGGCCCATACGCGAACTGGGTAAGCGCAGCTCCTCCTGGCCTGCAACCACAGTACTCAGATGCGCTGACCAATCTGGGCTGGCTGGGGGGCACGGACCATTTTTGTCCTTCTGGTGTGTGGCAGTATCTCGTCAAGGGGTTGACCCCACCGGTTCCGGATCCAGGGACTACACCGACGGGGTGCACCCAGGCTACTGCTGCCGTCCTTGAAGCAATCGCTAAGGCCTTGAAAGGAGGCACGTTGTGAGCCAGGAAGTATGGATGGTCGCGGCTGGTGTAGCCGCATCGCTTGTCACCACCCTTGCCGTCTGGATTGCCAGCCGGCTGGGGGTCACGCTGAGTTCGGCTGCATCTGCGTACCTGACCTATGCAGTGTGCTTGATCTGTGCGATCGCCGCCAAGTTGGTGTCAGGTACCGGGTTCCCGACAGGTGAGATAGACGTGGTTGCCCCGGCTCTCGGGATCTGGTTCGTCGAGGTCCTGGGCACCGCTACACTGTTCTACAATACAGTCACCAAGAAGACTACGCGCTTGGTCGCAAGGAGTACAGAATGAAGATCTTCGTCTCGGTCGTTCTCGCGGCAGCCCTGCTGGTGGGGGTCCTGGTAGGGGTGCCGGCCTCGGCTCAGGGTGAGCCTCAGGTCATCCCGATCTTTACCACGGCGGATGCTACCACCGGCGGGCTCACTTCTGACGGCACCCAGTGGCGCTTCGACTACGTCCGCAACAGCGTGGACTTGTTCCTGGACTACGACGTATCCGGTGAAGCCGTGGAGGAGACGGCGCTCGAATGGGTCCTGGAGGTGAGCCCTAACAACACGGACTGGTTCAGCCACTCTGTGTCATCCACCTTACAGACCGCGTGGTGGACCGCCACTACTACCGTGTTCCCCAACGTGAACATCGAAGGGAACTACTTCCGGGTGAGGACCTCTGCCCTATCGACTACGATGGCGTACACGCCTACCATGATGGCGGTGCTGAAACCGTAGAGGTGAACCATGCCTCGAAAGCACGGTACGTCTAAGCAGGTAGTAAGCGACAATATCGCAGAGTTGGTGAAGGCAGGGTATACACAGAAGCAGGCGGTAGCGATCGCTTACAAGTGGCTGGCAGAAGACAGAAAGAAGAAAGGCGCTCGTCGTTGAGCGCCTTCTATTTACTTCAGGATCGTGTAGAAGAAGACCACCAGAGCAGTAAAGGTGGCCCCAGCCAAGAAGGCCAACCCCAGCAGGACTGCTTCTTCTAGCCGGTTAGTTTGCTTCCGCATTTCCAGCATACGTCCCCCACACGCCACGCCTTGCACGTAGCGCACCAACGCCTAAGGTCTCTACTCACCGTCTTGTCCCATCCTCTTCCGGTATGATGCAAGCTTCTTGTCTGTCATGGACCCCAGCTTCTTAACCACCTGCTCCTCCAGGTTGAAGTCCATCACGATGGCCGTCACCATTGCCATGAACACCGTGTCCCCTATCTCTTCCTTCAGTAGGTCAAGGTCAGGGTCCTGAGGATTGTTCCGGACGTAGGCTTTCTGGCGGAGGCACTGGTCCAGGGCCTCACCGGCTTCAGTCACCATGAACGACACCGCGTCCTGGATGTTAGGTAGGACGAACTCCTCCATAGCCACCCAGGCACTTACCTTCATCCTAATGTACTGCTGCAGGTCCACGTTGCGCCTCCATTGCTGTAATTACCGGCCGGACGTTGGCCAGGGCGACCATCAGCTTATCTAACGCCTCTGCGTTGAGGTCGATCCACACCTTGTGTTCACCTTCGTGAAACACCAGGCGGATCTTCGCTTGGTCGGGGATCAACTCCACGTCCATCTGAACTGCCATCAGTCCCTCCTTTCTAGTAGTGATACTACCACTCTGCCAGGTCCGATATCCTGGAACGTCCACCAATCGACCTCGATCACATAGTTCTTCTCCTCCCTAGCCTTGACATGATGTGGTGTAGCCACGTCTACCACATAGCACAGCACCCGCGGATGGTCCTCAGGGAAGATCAAGACGTACTGGTCTATGTGGTTGTCGTTCAGAGCACAGAGACACTTAGGAACGTGACCGTACCACGGATGTAACTGGTCGTACTCCCTGATCCTACGGGCCATGACCTGCTGCATCAGCCCCGGAGCGTATGCGGTAACATACCCTTCAGTATGCACCGGAAGCGCTGGCACCGCCTCAAGAGGGCTCATGAACCACAGGAGCAGAAACAGGACATCCGACATCAACAGCCTCCTCCGCAGCTTTCGAGAGAGCATCCACTAGGTCCATAGCACTGGCCACAGCCATGAAGGCCTTTACCGTAGAGCCTTGGGCTGTGAAGGACACCCGGATTGGGGTGCTATCCCTTGCCGGGCAGTCCCAGTCAACCACTATAGACTCCTCTGGAGAGAACACGAACCGGACGGTCTTGCCAGCAACCTGACTAACCACCGCTCCCCTCCAACGCCAGCCCAAACAAGACCACGATGAGAGTGACCATGAGGCCCAAGATCAGAAGCCCTTTGCCTAATGGTATAGTCCCAGTCACCAGCCCCTTGAGCATCCACCACAGCGGAACCAGCAGAGCGAGAGCAGGAAGCCCCACACAGACCATCCGCTGTGTCGGGAGGAAGACTTCACCTGCGAGCACTGGAAGGTTCATCGTCAGCAGCCTGCCAGAGCCAGGACAGTCACAACCACAGCGAACCCGAGAAACACAAAAACGTGGGCCCGTGCACAGTTGTAGTGAAACTGCGGATCAACGATCTTCATTTGCCTCCTCCTACACGTATGAGGTACACCACTGCACAGAACATCACAAACCCCACGGCAACACCCAGGGTCCCCAGGAGACCAGAACATGAGGATGCTCTGTCAGTCTCCTCGTCCGTCCGCGGCCGGGTCATCATGTGGTAGATAAAGGGGACACCGAAGACGAGCGTCACCATGACAGCCCCTACCAGGTATCCCAAGCGGTCTGGCTCCTCACCGTTCATGTAACAGCCTCCTTAACTCCGCTATGATATGGGAACCCAGTCTGTGAACTCTGTCTTTGAGGTACTCCCAGGTACCTTGTGTGACCCAGGTGGGTGGATGGTAGTACGTGATGTGCATGTGTTCCGCCTTCTCGATCTTCCATACGAAGGCCATAGTAACGACCCGCTCCAGAGGGTCGGGCCCGTTCTGTAGGACGGTCGTCAGGTTAACCACGTGAGGCCCCTGGTTCAGGATGATAGGAAGTAGCTTCTCTCCGGCTTCTACCAGCAGCTTCCTCCTTGCATACTCCAGGGCTTCCAGATTGGTGTCTGCAAGGATGTACTTGGAGATGCGGCACATCACACCCCCTTCAGTCGCTGACATCGAGGGCCTCCACGAACGCATCGTACTCCTGCACGTCCTTCATGACAAGGCTCAGGTCTACAGTCCAGTCGTGTAATCCATGGATTGCAGACATCAAGGCCGCATCGGCACAAGCATCCTCTGCTTCAGCCTCAGTCCACCCGTTGACTGTCTGCAGGTGCTCCAGCAACTCCACAGGGCGGAACTCGTTGGTGAGATAGGTCCCTATGTGAGTTGCGGCGTGGCATATGCGGCACAGCACCCGCAGAGCCATCAGGCGTTGCACGGGGGGAGACATTTTTGGGAACCACTCCCACTCCTCGTGAACTTCCAGGCCTTCCTCTGCCCCACAGCAGTCGCACTTGCTGTCTGCCGCCGCGAGCGCCTTTGCTCGCAGGTACGGCCAGACCGCCGGATAGGTTGTCCGGACGTTCTGTTTCTTTGTAGTCTTCGGTATAAGCTGAACCTTGATCTTGTTCACTCTACCTCCTGTTCAGACTAATGGCCCAGGCTAGTAGCCCGGCTATGACACACACCAACGCAAACAGCTCCATCTATCCCTCTCTTACCTTCAGCACGGCGATGTAGCGCTGCTTGTGCTCCGGGCACTCGACCGGCCACGCACTCAGCGGGTAGACGATCTTGCACCCACACTTGTAGGTTACTTCAACCAGAGGCTCAGGTGTAGATTGGGTCAACTGAGCTCACCCCCTCTCCGTGGGTAGCACACTTCAGGGGCCACCCCTTAGAGCCAGCTATGACCTGGGTGCATCCACACTTGTAGGTGACCTTTACTCCCTTCAGGGACTTCCTTTCCTGTGCCATCAGAAGATCTCCGACAGGTCGATCACCACGTAGTCTGGTTCCATGTACTCGTCTGGTGGGACTGTCACAATGATCTGGCACAGAAAGAATGCACACAGGCCCAGGATCAGGATACACAGGTACATCTTTCCGAGGTTCATGAGAATTCTCCTGCTGTCTGGTTCTTGCACACCCGGCACCGCCATACACCCCGGAACAGTTCCCAGAGTGTCCGCCTCTTGCAGTACACGCAATACCGATTGTCAAGCATTCTCTACCTCCCTTAGACTGACCTCCTTGAGTGAGCCCCACCTAACCCCCATCTCTGCCTCCGCCTTCCACGGGATCTCAGGGTAGATGCTCCGGCCAGTATCCTCTAGAGCCTTAGCCGCGATGTGAGCTGCCTGCCACTCCAGTCCAGGTGGTGCCTCCATAATGATACTGTCATGTACCGTGATGACTGGATACACACCGATGCTCCTCAACTCATCCCCACAAGACGCTAGGGCCAGCATGGTAACGTCACTCGCCGCACCTTGTGTAGGGTAGTTGATAGATCCCTTCCGCACTGCGTCCGCGTTCTGGCTTAGCATGAGAGGGAAGTGGAACCTCCGACCGAGTCTCGACTCTAGGTAATGTTGTCTCTTTGCAATCTCCAGACTCTCCTTTCTGTACTCGACCAAGCGCTTGAAGTCCGTGTTGAACCTACCTACTAACTCGCGAACTACGTGACGTGGTACCTGGAATACCTGGGCGCTGGACTGCTCACTCCCGCCATACATGTAGGAGAACACAAAGCGCTTTACATCATAGCGGTTCTGCTTGGTCCAGGTCTTACCAAACATCCGCTCGGTCACTGCCGTGTGGAAGTCCCGACCTTCACGGTATGCCTGCATCAGCAACTCATCCCCGGACATACAAGCTACCACACGCAGCTCCCACTGACTTCCATCTACTGCCACCATCATCCAGTCAGGGGGAACTACAAGACAGTCACGGATCATCTTGCCGTAGCCTGCCTCCTCACTATCATCCACATGTGGGATAGTCTGGATGGCTGGGTCGCGAGCACTCAAGCGGCCGGTCACGACACTGAACTGCAACCAGCGTGGGTGGACTCGGTAGGTGTCAGTCCCCTCATCGTAGCGAGCCATGGACTCCAGATTGAGGATGTACGATGAAAGCATCTTGGTAGTACGTCTGTATGCACGCAGAGTAGCTACCGCAGGGTGCATGTCCTTGATAGCATCAAGTGCTGCCTTAGCAGTCGACCTGGGTGTGAGCCCTGCGATAGTACACTTGGGTGCCTTCAGAATGTCATACACAAACTGGGAGCACTGCTGGGTGCTCCCTGGCTTAGTAATGACACCACCAGTCTCCTCAGCAATCTGGCCAGTAAGTGCGTCCGCCTCCTTGCGGAGTAGCGCCTTGGACTCACTCAGGAAGTCCATGTCTACGACCACACCACGGTACTCCATCCTGGTGAGTTCATGGGCCACAGGGATACTCACACGCTTATAGAAGCGCTCGTACTGGCCTGTAGCCGTAAGAAGATCTCTGAACTGGAACGCTAGCATGAGGTTGTAGTGGAGGTCTTTGGCCAGGTAACTAACCAACTCCGCTCTGGGAATGGCACCGAAGTTCTGAGTCTTGGTCTTCAGCCAGCGCTTGTTAGCACTCTCGTAGTCTGGGGCGTCGAAGAAGAACGTTACCAACTCCTTCAGGTTCCGAGCCCAGTTCTCATCATAGACGTGAGAGGCTAAGATCGTATCCCATCCGAACTTCGGTGGCACCTTCAACTGGTACCACATGAATAGCGTGTCGAACTTCATATTGTGACCGCCGAGACGCTCACCATTGACTTCCACAAACTTGAGCAGCCACTCTCTGAACTCATCTGTGTAAACTAGCTCAGTCGGGACTACCCATGAGATAGTACCACACACACGGGCGTCACAACCTACTACAGCAGGCACTCCTATACCTACTAGTAGTATGAGATCCCACATCCAGTCGACCTGACCTGTCTCCAGGTCTACCACCAAAAAATCCTGGCCCGTGAAGATCTCGGCGTCTGGGGCTGGCAGCTGGCTGACGCTAGTGATGACTTCTGGCTGGTTAACCTCAGGCCACTCCTTGACCCCACTACATGCCTTATGCACTCCATGCAAGAAGTGGCTTCCCTCCTTCAGTACATCGTCCGGCTTGGTACGTAGGATAGCAGCAGGATGTGGTATAGCCAGACAGTAAGGGTCCCCCTGGTGGAGCTCTAGTGCAGCCTGGGCCTCCTGGATCTGACTTCTCCGTATAGCCAAGAGTTCCAGGTCCTCAGGCTCTGGTGTAAGTCGGTAGTCTTCTAGTATTGCAGCATACCTCTCAACCAGAGGCTGCTGCCACTGGTACTGCATAGTTATGTATAAGGCGTCCTGTGCCATACGTCCCATAGCAATCCGTGGCACGGCCCAGTATTTTTCTATCTCAGCATCCAGCCTGGGGCGGCAGCACTGCATAGCAATGTTGTACTGGTCCCATGGAAGAGCTTGATGTGGCCAGCAGGCTACTGCGTTTGTCCAGAGCAGTTCCTCATCGTTGACCTTGCAAGCGCGCACGGCTGCGCGTATGAGTTTACCAGTAGGACCTACGAAAGGTCTGCCAAGTACTGCCTCTGTCTGCCCAGGAGACTCACCTATCATCAACAGTTTGGGCTCCACCGACGGCACTGTCGGTGGAACACAAACGTTGAGGGTGCTTCTCAGAGGGCAGTGCTCACACTGTGCCCCAGGAAGTTTACCCACAGTAGGACTCCAGTTCTCGGATGCACTCTAGCACCGGCAGATCGAACTGGGTGTCATAGTGCTCCAGGTCATGAACCATCTCTGGAGGTCTGACCTCCCAGGCCCGTCTGCCGTTCTCGACTGCCACGAAGGGCCACGCCGTGTCCACACTCCTGATAGTCGGATAGCGCCGGGCCAGATACTTCAGCTCGAAGGCGTCCACGAACCCCAGCAGGTGGATCCGTGTGGCCGGTGGCAGAGCGTCGATGATGGTCGCTCTACTCACCCGAGCGAACTTGCTCACCCCGATAGTCATTCCTGGCATGGCGTACTCGGCACCCTTCAGGTCGTGGACTACGTACATGTACCCTATCTGAGGCAGGTCTGGGTGGTGCAGGAACTCGATGGCCTGGTGGAGTGTGCCCATGGCGTTGCCGATGCGGTCGGGTAGCACCGCCTCGTTCGGACCCAGGCGGTGGATGGCCTCTCTCAACTGGTCGTGAGTGAGGCATTGGTTCTCAGCGGCACCGTTGTCCAGGATGATGTGGGCACCGTGATCCTGCTCTTGCTTGTAGAAGTCCACGTACCAGTCATACTTCAGCACGAACTGGGCCAGCACCAGATGCACTGAGCGCCCAGCAACAAGAGGCAGTGCGGACTGAACTGCGGGTGGAATCACAGCGAGTTTCATGCTAGGCCCCTGGTCCGAGTTTCATGGGCAGCGGTTTCTGAACCGGAGTGTCAGAGTCTGGTCCCAGCACCTTGACCGGGGACTTCTCGTCTCCGGGTGGTGCCTCTCCTCCGTAGCCCAGAGCCTTGAGTACCCCTTGCAGATACGCTGCGTAGTTGATCAAGTCCGGTACTTCGTCAAGGATCTTGTCCACCAGGGTCTGGACGGAGTCTGGATCCTGGAAGTTCGTGAGGTCCGTCGTGGTGCTCAGCCGGTTGGCTCGGTCCTTCAGTTCGTCGATGAAGCGCAGGGGGAACGCCCCACGGAGCCAGATCGGTACACTGCCTCGGTCGTACTTGTCGAACCCGCGGTGCGCCCGGATCCTTGCCTGCTCCAGTGCCTCATCATAGCCTGTCTCAAACTTCTTCTGTTCTCTCTCGAAGAGTGTGTGTTCTTCTTCTGACATCCACATAGTAGTCTCCTTGGAGGCAGCACCCCATTGTGCTGCTGTAGTTAGTTGGCTGTGATCACAGATCCCTCTGCCTTCTTGAACCATCCAACAACTGCATACGTCAGAGGGGTGGCCGCGACCTCGTAGAGTATCTTGAACCCAGCCTGTGCGGCTATCATCCCAGGGATGACCTCCCACGGCACAGTTAGTGCAAACGCAGCGGTGATGAACACGATGCTGTCCAGGCCTTCCCCTACCACAGTTGAAGTAATGGTTCTGCTCCACAGCCACTTGCCACGGGTCCACCGCTTCATCAAGACCAGCACGTAGGCATTGGAGTGCATACCCACCAGATAACCACAGAAGGACGCGGCCAGCAGGCGTGGTGTGAACCCTAGCACAGTCTGGAATGCTTCTTGTCCGGTCCAGAACGGTGGGTAGTTCAGCTGGAGCGTAACCCAGAAGAAGAAGACGGCAAAGGCGTTCGCTGCAAAGCCGAGCCAGATCAACTTCTTGGTGCGCTCTATGCCATACACTTCAGGCACCACGTCTCCGATGATGTACGTGATCGGGAAGAGCCACACGGCACTCGTCAGTACGATGCCGAATGGAGCCTCCCACAACTTGCCGGCGATGATGTTGCTCACAGTCAGCGCCATGCAGAACAGGACCGCCAGGGGTGTGAAGTACTTCATGATACACACGTGGCCACAGTCGGTCCGTGAACCTCCGTGGCCGCCTCGACGGTCACCTGGACGGGAGCCCCCAGGCCCAGAGCGTCTACCACCTTGGTGAAGATGTCACTGCACAGACCCTCGATAGTGGTAGGCTGCAGGGACGCCACCTCTCGCAGGTAGGTGCGGACTGATATCAACTCCAGCAGCAGGCTGACGGGGCGGTACCAGATGGTGACCTTGGCCTCGAACGGAGCGTTGCCGATGCTACACATCACGGTGACTGTATCAGTGTAAGACACTTCACTGACCACAGTCTCATTGTCAATCACTTTCACTAGTAGACCTCCAGTCTGTCTCTCGGTATTGGACAATCCAGTCCTAGGCTTTGGGCCCTTAAGATATCTATTCCATAGTATCTACCTCCTTCTATCGTCTTAGGAGCCCTGAGGTATACCCCAACGCGCTCCTCCACCTGTGGAAGCAGCATGTCTCTGTCTGGGATCTCCGGCACGAACCGCCGGATCCAGTGGAGGACACTTGTAAGGTTGACCCACAGAACCTTTTCTTGCTCATCCCACACGCAGGCAGTGAGAGCCCAGTGCTGCTCCTGCCGATACATGTGAGCCATGAGTTCCGCGAGCCTCTCCACGGGAGTAACCACACCAAGCCCAGGCGCGAACGAGTTAAGCATGGAGTCATAGATAGCATCCGCGTCTGGCTCAGCAAGCCCAGGTACGAACTCCTGGAGTGCAAGTAGTCCCAGATAGGCTACCGATGCAGCATGGTACAGTCTGGAGTACGGCAGTCTACCCCGGAACGCTTGCTCTCCCCTAGCCAGCCACTCTCCCACTCTACTGCCTGCAGTCAGAGTCCAGCTGAGGTACTCATGTGCGAACTTTGGGAACTCCTCTAAGCGTTTGGACACTTCACTCATAGCCCGGTTGAAGGGTGTACCTTCTAGGACATCTGTCTGTGACAGACGCACACTTAGAGTACGCTCCCGCATAGCACTGTCCGCGAAGAGGGCCTCACCGTCTACTGCTACGGGGGCCCCCAACTCGAACCGTACTACACTCAGATCAGGCCGGCCGCGCTCCTCTGCACCACCATCATAGTTCAGGCGCAGTACCATCTGAACGTCGCCGGCGCTAGGCAGACTCATACGGAACTCTCCTATCCACACAGGCACCGAGTTGCTAGATGCCAGTGCGGATAGAAGAGCAAACCGTGTCACGTCTGCTCCTACCGGTGGGGTGACTTGACCCACCAGTGGGAGCAGCATACGCAACAAAGTTGTCTTGCCACTACCACGCAGTCCGTATGCAAGAAGCACTGGGTATCTAACACCGTAGGACTCTATCAAGGTCTTGAACGGTGTAGCCAACACCCACCCCAGACACGGGGAGATCACCGAAGGCTTGTTGAGTCTTAGAAGGAGTTCCGTCAGACTGTACTTATCGTACTCCCCAGGCTCCAGCCTCAGGCTCAGGTTGTACCCCTGCTGAGGACTCCAGAACACAGAGTCCACAGCACCCAGAGCTTCCTCCCGCCCGTATACAAAAACCGGTCCCGTGCCCAGGTCGTACCTTCCAGCCTGGCGCACGAGTACGGTTTTGTGGGCAGGGCACTGTTCTACTAGATCTATCCACAAGTCAGTAGCCATCCGGTCGCTAGCTGCCCAGGTCCTAGACTTCAGTCCCCACTTGTCCATCAGGTGGTTGACCGACCGCTTAGACTCGAAGTCTTGTTGCGTAGCCATTATCTCAGCTTCTCCATCGGACCACCAGACCTTCAGAAGGAGACCTTCATCCTTTCCTTCTGGGCTCGCTAGTCTACCTACAGGTGCAACTGCAAAGTTACTCAGCACCTTCTCGGCACGTTCGGCACGGGCCGTTTTTGTTTGGACCTTCTCCGCGGCTTTGGCTACCGTTCGGACTGCATAGTCCTGATCTTCCTCAGCCTTACCAGACAACACAGAGAGAGCCTGGGTCACAGTCTCCTGCTGCACCCCCCACCTCAGTAAGAGGGTGGCTATTCTCCAGTCTCTCTCGGACCTGGTCTTCGTAACCTTTAGAACTGACGGATCGTAGATCTGTAGTCTGGCTATGTCATCTGGTGAGTACACCCTCTCTGGGTGGTACGCCACCAAGCGCACATCAGCGGGCGGCTTGTATTTGCTGTTGAGGCTCCCTGGCACCCTGAGGAGTCTGGTTCTCTCCCAAGTACCTTCCTCCTCACGCTGGTGTTCTGCAACTGCCTTGTTGCAGGCTTCTAGTGTGTCTGGGTCTACGAAACTATCAAGCAGCCAGTAGAAGTGAAACTTCCCAGGCCCTCCAGAAGCTACCACTATGGACGGTGGGATCAGGCTGACAGGCACGCCTTTACCATCGTAGTCTAGCCAAACTACACCAGACCCTACCACACCTTTCTTGGTAGGGTCTGGCTCTGATCTCACAGCAGGTCCGAAGAACAGGTCTGTGCGGCTAGGGCAGACCGTCTCCAGCTCAGCCATCGTGATGAAGACTGCTGGCTGGAGAGGTCCCCACCTTACCAGTCCCGTGGAGGGGGCGCGCTCGAAGATGACTTTCAGGAAGTCTAGCACGCACCCTCCTCCTTACTACTGGACTTTGTAGTAGTGCTGCACCTGAGCCTGCACCCCACGCCCCGGGGACTGCTGCGGGGTGATATCGACGATGACACGGCGGCCGATGAACGCCTGAGCCGGGGTCCGGGGCGGAACACCTGCGGCCTCGAACGCCTCCTTGGTCTTGTCCATCCAGGAGCCCGAGAGCATCAGGTTGTCCCGCACGTACACTCCGGCGTAGGGCTCCGTCTCCAGGATGAGACCGAGCACCACCATGGGGTTGCCCGCCTGGCTCGTGGTCTTCTTGCTGCTAGTGATGGACGCCACGTACCGCCCCTTCACCGGGATCACGCCGACCGTGGAGAAGTCCACGTCGATCATCTGGTCGTCGGCACCCTCAGCAGCCTCAGCACCTTCCACTTCGTCTTCCATGTCCAGACCTTCTACGTACTCAGCCACTTCAGTTCTCCTTTTCAGATTGGTTGTTGGTCAGAGGTCCAGTAATCAAGTCGAACAGTTTAGTTGCAGTAGGCTCGATCATTTCCTTCCCCAGGTTCTGGGACACCTGGTTCTTGGCGGCAAAGCGCCCGGTTGTCTCCCAGTACAACACACTAACGATCTTCCGTCCAGTCGGATCCTCCACATCGGAGGTCGGTCCGGTGGGCCCTATTGCCCTCCGGACCATACGCCCTACTATCTCCGCAAGGCTGGGTGCCTGGCCCACGGCCTTGCCTTGCAGGAACGGACCGATGGTGGTGATGTTCGCCTTGTCGGTCTCCTGGTTCTCCTGCAGGTTGATCACACAGTGGACTGGCAGGGTGTAGTACAGACTCACAATGTTCATCATCACGGTGAGTGACTGCCCCCACTGTGGCAGGGACAACTTCCAGTCTGAGGTCGGGAGCACAGCTTCCATGGACACACCAGCGAAGCCCGCATTGAGTCTGCGCTGAACCTCACTCAGGTGGTCGATCCCAACGGACTTGAAGACCAGACCGTCAGGGATGCCAACGGTCCTTCGGATGGGATGGTCCTTCGGCTGACCTGCCTTGAGGTACAGCCAGAAGTCATCCAGGTCCTGGCCGGTCTCGATGCGCACCACGAATGGCTCCGGCTTGTCGTCCAGGATGCTGATGGGATTGCCACCGCAGTTCAGTATTAGGATCGGTGCGGTGCGTGGGTCTCGGTTGAAGGAACCGAGGAACCTAGTCTTGCCGGTCCCTCCCTGCCCGTAGACCATCGCCTTCAGGGTCCATCTTTCTTTCGTCTCTCTTACAGCCATTGATCGCGCTCCTTAACTCCTCAATGCGGACGGCCATCTGGCTGCACCAGGCGAGTACCATGCTCTGCCACTCCAGCCCCTGACCGCTCTTAGGGACCTTCAGCAGACCTTCCAGAGTCTGCATCGCCCGGCGCAACTCACTAATCGCTATCCTCAGTTCGCTCATGGTACCTCGCAGCCACGAAGTCCTGGTCAAGCTGGGCCTGCCAGTCTCCACCCAGGTCCATCAAGTAGCACACCTGCCTGGCCACACAGTAGGGGCACTTGAACCTGTTCTTGTGTGGGGTAGGTACCACACCCAACTCCATGTTGTCCACGGTTATCTGCATGGCGTCTGCCTCCTCCCGCACAGTCCGGCAGGCAGCGGCTACCATAGCCGGTGGGGGAAGAAACGGATACCTCTCCACTACAGGCGGAGCATTGAACTGGAGATACTCAATAGGATCCTGGTAGTCCGCCCAGACCTGAGCCTTCCTCTCTGGGGTGGCTCCCTCCAGACAACTCTCAATCGCCGCCGTGTACTGGTCCACGGTGCATGTGACTGCAGTTTTGCCTGAGGAGCGCACGGCCTTGCTAGGCAGTCCGTTCTGCAAGATGGGGATGTTCACGTTCATCTTGCGGAGGAAGGTGTACAGTACACCTACCACGTCCGTGTGAAGCTGCTGGGCTGCCCAGAGGTACATCAGAGGCTGGAAGTCATAGTAGATGCCAGCCTTAGTCCGCTCTAGGCTCTGGCAGGTCTTGTTCTCCAGCACAAAAACCTGGCCCGTGTCCCGGCGGCGGACCAGACCGTCCCACCTGCCCGCAAACTGGAACCCATCTAAGTGCACATCGAACTCCAACTCAGTGTCGAGGAACTGCAGGTTGTAGTCCGCCCACTCACCAGGCTTCTGCTGCCACTCCACGTAGTTGCGCAGCATGGAGTAGCCTACCGACGCCTGGTCGAAGAGTTTGGTCTCCTCCTCCTCCCAGAGCGTCCCGTCAGCCGATGCCTTCTTGAGGTCCTCGAACTCCCTCCGTACCAGGGAGATCCAAGCATCACTCAGGTCCACACCCTTGTAGTAGTGGAGGTCGAACGCTGCATGGATAAGCCTCCCTAACTGGAGGGCCGCCTCGGGGGACCGAGGTTCTTTCTTCAGGTATGACAGAAGGTACCACTTGCGTGGGCAGGTCTGGTGGCCTTCTACCTGGGTGGCATGGATGGCTACTCTATCCATGAGTAGTACTCCTTCCGCGGCCTGGGGTCCTTCATCCAGGACACGTCCGGCTCAGGCAGGGTGAGGCACTCCTTGACAGTCAGCCACTGGTTCACCAGCATGACCTGCGGTCGGCCGCTCTTGGATGTCCACCGGAACAGTTCTGCTTCTTGCACTCTGAGTGCGACTGCAAGCGTCCCCTCAACGTCTCCAGCCACGTACTCCAGCACCTTCTCTGGGTCGCTCAACCACATGGCCGGCGCTTCGTCGCCCTTCATACCCTTCTTGCCAGGGAGCCCCTGCCCGGCGAGTGCTGCTGCCAGACCGACAGGGTACCCTTTGACACAGGCGATCTGGAACATCATGTCTACGTGCTGGCCCATGGCCAACTGCCCGCACCGCTCTTCTTCCTGGGACTGCTCTGCCAGGATACGGAAGTCGAACCCCAGCCCGTTCCAGGTCAGCAAGGTGTATCCCTTACTCACCTGGTCTTCCAGGTAGGCTACCAAGGACTTGCAGTCCGATGTGAACATCCTCGGAGCATAGTCTGGAGCACTCCCTGAGAACCAGAGCACCGGCTCAGGGTCCTTCTCTCGGAGTGTAGCCGCACAGGTGATGTCGTTCACACCCGCCTGCAGGCTTGCCAGTTCGAGGTCGAACGCCAGGTACTTCATTGTGGTGCCCCCAACAGAGCGAGCGCTACGATGAAGATACCCACCGCGATGATCGCCAGCACCGCAGTCACGTTGTCCGCGTTGTCCCACTCGTTCATTGTCCCCTCCTCATAACCAGCAGAACTCCCAGGCAGAAGAATGCCAAGGCTGCTGTGAATGCGTACTCTCCAGGTGTCATGCGAACTCCGCCTCTCCAAACCCGAGGGTGTCGTCGTCTTCGTCGTCCTCCTCACCCCAGGTCTGCACGACCACACCGTCACCATCGTCCTCATCCAGGATGTCACCTTCGGACCAGAAGCTCTCCGCATCGGTCTCATCGGTTGCGTCCAGATACTCCCGGTACAGTTCAACCAGTGGACGCAGCTCATCTGGCTTGAGGGTCACTGCAGTGCCGGCCTCTTCAGCGAGGGCCAGGGCTTTCTCAATCTTGCTCAAGGTCTCTTCGTTCATTGCTCCTCCAGGTTACGTCTTGAACAGGGAACCGGTCCCCAGGTAGGATGTCCTCAAAAGACTCATCGTGGAACACGAGGGACGCAGTCCCTTCCACACCGTCGAAGTACGAGAACACGAACTCTGCGGTGTCTGGGAGCCCTTCGACGCACTCGACGTCTAGGGTAGCCCCCTTAGTGAACAGGCTGGGCAGCAAGACCCGGCTCAGCTTCACCACACGCAGTCTAGCCACGGCCCGGAACCTCCGCCCCACAGTCCAGGCAGATCCCGTCCCTCACCCGCTTATGCTGGCACCCTCTCTTGCTGGTCTTCTCTGCCATTGCTCGCCGCCTCCTCGGCTTCTTTCAACGTACCTGCCCAACCACAGTGGTGGCAGGAGCACTCGATCTCCCCATGCAGCACATACCCTCCGAGTTGGATGACCGTCACGTCCGACGCACCGCACCGGGGACACTTCCTTGGTCTTCCTTTCATACCTCTCTCCTTAGTAATAGATATCGTACCGCTCAACTGTGGGGGTGTAGTCCTTGGAGCAGATATGCCCACGGGTCTCGGTGCCACACTCAGGGCATATCCGGCCCATGGACTCTCTCATCAGAGCCTCACGGCCCACGTAACGCTCGTGCTCTCCGGACTTGTAGTCGTCGAAGAGGAACCGCCCGTGGTCGTGGTCTTCAAGGTCTGCATCCCCACCTTCCTGCTTCTCCCCTAGTATCTTGACCAGACATACTAGGGACATCAACATCATGAAACCTATTGCGTAGATCATAGGGTCCATAGTTACCTCCTCCTTGTGCCAGCGGCGGGACTCGAACACCTGCTCCTCGGAAGGTCTTTCCGCGTTCTATGCCTGGTCTAGACTACGCTGGCCTGTGCGGGGGGCCCCTAAGGACCCCCCTAACCACCCCGCCGCTCTTGTCGCACGGGGCAGTTTTTGTTACAGCGAGAGGGCCGCTCCGGCCTCAGCCCTCTCTTATTAACTTGTTGCGTCGTATGTGCAGGTCACTCCATTCTGGGTTTCCGCAACGGTCCACACACGGGTCCAGTTGAATGGTTAGGGTGCCGGAGAAACCACACCTTTGGGGGCTAGTTGAGGGAGGCCTCTGAGGCCTTTGAGGCATCCAAGGCGTCGGTGAGGCGCTCCACTAGGACCTCGAAAGCCTTCTGAGCCGCGGCCTCGATTTCTTTCTCGTCGTGCCGGGTCACCAGGCCGCACATCGGGCATGACCTCCACAACTCGTGCTCGTGGTCCACGTCCTGGTTGAAGTTGGCGGTGTCCGCGTTCCGGTACACACACATCCCGAGCTGTGTAGTCACAGCCCCGCACGCGGTGCAAGGCCTGGAGTTCTCTGAGTATATAGCGCAGGTGTACACGTCGGTCGTGTCGTCTTCCTTCCGGACTACCAGGTACGAACCACTGCTGAGACTTAGCAAACCCTTCTTCATCGTTCCTTCCTCCTGATGTAGTTCATAATCATTTGAGCTTCTTCCAGTTTGCGTGCGACTGTGTCTTCTACGTCTTGGTCTACTGTTTCTTCTACCATCAGTCGGTGTACTACTACTGGCTGTGTCTGTCCCTGGCGGTACACACGCCCGACCGCTTGCTCGTAGGTCTGTCGGCTGTAGCACATGTCCCACATAATCAAGTGGGACCAGGTCTGCAAGTTGTGTCCTTCAGCCAGACTACCATACGTACCTACCAAAAAGTCTGTGCGCCGTGCCTTCCGCAACTGAGACTCTATGGTAGCCGCGGTGTTGATGTACCGGGTCATGATGACTGCAGGGGGACCTCCGCTTTCGAGGTAGTCTGTAAACCACTCCAACTTGGTATTACTAGACACCCCAAAGCAAGAAGGGTCACTGGCTACTTGGTGCAGCCGAGTGAACCGTGCGAGTGCTGATGGTATAGCGATGATGGTATCCTCTGCAATCTCGACCAGGAACTGCTTCTCCATCTTTTCGTAGAGAGCACCTTGCTGAGTACCAGACTCCAGCCAGACGTCTTCTACTGTAAGAGGGGGCAGCTCCATCCCTACAGCCTGCCGAGTACGGGATAGTAGATAGGGTGCAACCTCCTTCCTTAGCCTGTTTAAGTTCCTGGGCTCCCCGGTCTTCCGGTGGCCGTACCGGTCTACCTCTACCATGGTGTACTCATCCACGAACTTCCACCGGCTAGTAAAGGCAACTGGAGCCACCCAGTTAAGGAGGCCCCAGAGGTCTACTGGCTTGTCTGCGATAGGTGAGGCGGTCAAGCCCCACTTGTACCGTGACCGCAGATGCTTGATGGTATTAGTGCGCTGTGCTTGTGGGTTCTTTATCTTGTGGCACTCGTCTAGAATTATAACATCCCAGACCTGCTCTCGCATCCAGGTGAGTGCCGCGTCCCTTCTCTCTATGAACTGCTCGTAGTGGGCCATCACCCACGTCTGCCCGGTCTCTGTGAGGACTATAGTGAGAGCACCGGACTCATGCTCGTCTTCTATCCCCACCCGGTCCTCAAGAGTTCTCTTCCACCACGGCTTGAGGTTCTTTGGACAGATCAGTAATACAGTACTGGCCTTGACTTCTTTCGCAGCCTCAACTGCTTGGACTGTCTTGCCTAGCCCTACCTCGTCGCACAAGAGGGCTCCCGGACGGGTCGATAGAAAACGTGCACCTACTACTTGGTACTGATGTAGGATCACGCAAGGCCTCCGTTACTAGGTAGTACAGCACATGGCGTGCCGCATCCACAGCGTGACGCCCACCCACCAACTTGTATCCCAGTAGGCGGGTCATCTCTGTGTTGGGGAGGACCTGCTTGATGCTAGCCGGTTGACCTACCACCTTCATTGCTTGGTCGGCTGTCCAACTGCGAAGGAACCCGATCACTTCGACCGGGATGAACCGTGAGCCTGTGAGGTTCGCTTTGGGGAACTTCACGAACGTCTCGTAGACTACGGTATGTGCTCCATCGAGCACAGCCTTCAGCATGTCCAGGTCGTCCATCCACTTGAGTTGATGCAGTTCCCACGCCAGGGGTGGGCCACTTAGTACTGCCACTCCGATGGTCTCACCAGGGTCTACACCTACTATCGGTGGGTCAACTGGGACTAACATGAAGTATCCTCTCCAGCACAGTTCTTCTGTTACTAGTATATACTAACGGCACAGTAGATGCGGGGTCCAGCGGCAGACAGTGTCCGTCGTAGACCAGCAGTCCATGCACGTCCCCAACGGTCTGGAGTGGGCGACCTCTTGCAGCCAGCAGAGGACACCCCTCCTCGACCCAGCCCTCCTGAGACTCCGGCGGTGGAACTGGCCAGCCAGCCTCAGCAACCAACTCCAAAAAGACTGGGTCCGTGAGACGGCGCAGTTCGGACTGGTTCAGCAGGTCAAGACGGTTGCTGTGCAGCGCAGCCTTGACTGCTGCTGGACCCCACATCCCAGCATGGATGGTGTATAGTGCAGTAGTGTCCATCTGCCTAAGAAGTAGAGTGTAGTTATGCAGGTCGATCACCGCGCGCCATAGAGGGCTCATGCGGTACCTGCATGCGGCTTCAGGTAGCGCCAAGAAGTACTCTCTCAGACCTTCTGGCAGTAGGTAAGCCACCTGCCGGAGCCTGACCGTAGCAGAGTAAGACAAGCCAGCTGCCCTGGCTACGTCTCTTAGTGAGACCTCTCTCGGCCAGCACTCCGACAGAGCGGCGGTGAGTGCGTTCACCCGGTCCATGTCTGAAGTACCACGAGGTCTCCCTCTCCGGTGCTCAGGGCTAAGTGCCTCAAGCACACTAGCCGGTGGGATTACCGGAAGTACTCCAGTCTCAAAGACCTGGTCGAGCAGGTTAACCAGCTCGGCTTTGGTGAACGTACTCAGCCACGCACTATACATGGCACTACGCCTTCGGCTGGCCCGGCTTGCCCAGACCGAGGCGCTTGGCGGCCGCGGCCAACTGCTTGGCCTCCCGCTCCTTGGCGATGGCCCGAGGGTCGACCACCTTCACGCCGATGGACTCCAGTTGCGCCTTCTGGTCGGCGGTCAGGGTGACCAGGTACTGCTTGCCCTCTGCCTTCGGGCCTTTGGCCAGGCCGGTGCCCTTGGAGGCTGCGTACGCACGCAGGCTACCGAACGTGAAGGGCTCGACCAACTTGTCCTCGCGGACCAGAGCCGCGACGCGGGCGGGACTGATCCCCAACAGAACCGCAGCGTCCAGGCGGCTGCCCACGGGATCGGTGTCGGGGTTGGGCTGACTGTCGATAGGTGGCATCGTAATCTCCTTCTGCCATAAAATAGGGTTTGTGTCGCGCGTTTTGCGCTACCTGTCCTCAATTGTATCATACAACCGCCGTATTGTCAACCGTCACACGATTTTTCTAATCATCCTGCGCCGTGGGCAGACCTGTGCGACGACAGACGACTGTATGATCCTACTACTCTGGTTTCTTCCAGGACCACCAACTTCACATTCTTGAACGCTCGATAGGCTCTCCTTAC